TAAGTCCGCAGGTCACGCCGTACAGTTCAAGATTATCCGTAAGCTCAAGGAACGCAAGGTACAGCTCTTTTTCGCTTATCATACTGCTTCTTTCCGATATGAATATGAGATTGTTCCTGCGCTTTAGATAAGCGCCGATCACTACCATCTTACCCAATAGCTTTCTGCGCTCATCTTCATCCTCCGACATCTCGAAGCTGTCCGTAAGGCTGTTCAATACAGCTATCTGACCTGACGTTTCACGGCTGATCCTGTCATATATCCTGTCACGCTCAAGTATGTGAGCCTCTCTGTTTCTGAGATCGTATTCTTCGCAAATCAGATCGTAATCATCCTTGAGATCGTCCTTAGCCTCCGCCAGCTTATCGTTTATCTCAATAAGCTCAGAAAGATCGTCAAGCCACAAGACATAGCCTCCTTTTATCTTTGCGGAGGAAAGACGTTTTCCGTTGCTGAGCATTACGGGAGAGGACTTTGCCATTTGCATTATTTCACGGTCTATCTTTTCGGCACAATCGGACGAGAGGAGTATATTGTAATCATTGTCGGTAATCAAAGCAGGAACTGTACACGGCCGCAAAAGCTGTATGTAATAAGTGTTTGAGCGGATAAGTCCGCATTGTATGCAGCATTCAAAAGAAAGCGCAGTAAGAAGGCTAACGGTAATAGTCATATCACCTGCCAGTCTGTGAATGAACGTACCGCCCGTGATTTCTCCTGACACATAGAGCAACGTGTAGATAACCATTGCAACAACAGGCAGTAGCGGCATAATAAACGTTTTTCTTGCCTTTGGTATACGGCACTTGGATATTAAAGCCACAAATGCGCCGATCGTGCATAAAAGCATATATCCTGCCACTATATAATATCCGCCTGCATAGCTGTAATCTCTGTCGTTCCACATTTCCCTTTCTCCCGGAAATCTGAACACAAGGCAATGCAGATCGTTTGTAAGCACGAATATTACCATCAGAACAGAAGCGACATACAGTAAGGATGTAACTGCGGGCAGGCGGTAGTTTTCGGGCTTTCCGAGCGACAGAGCGACAAGCAGCGCAAACATAGGGATAAATATCATCGGGATATAATACATATACCACAGCGTTCTGACAGCGAGCGGACTCTGGGCTATGAAGAACTTCACCGAACGGATAGCTACCCAGAACACAATAAGCCATGCTATAGATGTCATAAAGCGTTTTGCCTGTATCTGCACTATCCTGTTTCTCAGGGTGATTCCCCATATCAGAAACATAAAAATATATATCAGACTTCTGATAATGCCGAATATTTGCATAGTACTGATCCTGTCAAGCTGTCTGCAGAGCATTGCGACGGCTATGGCGGTTATTATCAATATTATGTGTAAAACGGACGACCGTGCTATTCTTTTTTTCATCTGCTCACCTCTTTTATTCCAGTATAACATGGATGAAAGTGTTTTGCAATAAGTGTAAAAAATAAAGCTGTGGGTCAATGCCCACAGCTTTCAGCTACAACGCTTTTTTAATTTTTCCCAGTGCGCCTTTTTTAAGCCTTGACACCTGCGCCTGACTTATCCCTATTTCCTGTGCAACTTCCACCTGAGTTTTACCTCTGAAAAAACGCAGCTTAAGAATATTCTTCTCTCTGTCGTCAAGTCCGATTATCGCCTCTTTCAAAGCTATTTCATCGAGCCGGTTCCTGTCATCGTTGTTGTCGCCTATCTTATCCATCTTCAGTTTATAGAAAAAGTATGTTTTTTCAAAAAAGTGCGCTTTTGTTACCTAGAAATAACCTTCTTTATATAAAACTCATTTGCTGTATGCCTATATCGCTTTATTCTGCGAATTTCAATAGTTATAATCAGCATTTTTTGGTAGCATAAAAAAGCGTGCCAACCACAGCAAGTCAACACACTGAATTATAGCATTTTATTCAATATAATTTCACTGCACAGGCTCTTTTCTTGAACATATATAAACAATAACAGCGCTTATAACATCTATACAAAAAACAAACTGACATACAGAATTCAAAGCCGCAAAGCTTCCGGAACACTTACGTTCCTTATAAACCCTGAGATTTGCCGTTAATCCGACAAGTCCTGTAAGGAATATCGTTATACAATCGAACAGCACGAAAAAAACAGAAAAAGCATAAGTGAAAATTGTAAGGAAAAATAATACACCAAGCACAAATATAGCAAGATATGCCGGTATCTGAACAAGCTTTATAAGCATATTGAAAAAGGCTGTCTGTCTTGCTCCCCACCCCTTTGCAAGGCAAAACGGCATATACACAAGCGTGCATATAAACGAAATGACAATTGTCACAAATATCACAAATAACAGCCAAAGCCCATTACCGCCGAAAAAACGCTCTACAATATATTGATTTATAAATATGGAGTAGAGAGCAAACAGTAAAATATATGGCTGAATCATCACCGGTATGAGTAAAAAAAAGCGTTTCATATTTCTGCTATTATCCTTAATTTAATATTGCAGTCAGTATGCCACAATATACTGTATAAGTCAAGCAGAAATATGTGATTGCAAAGTTATAACGCTTTTTTAATTTTTCCCAGTGCGCCTTTTTCAAGCCTTGACACCTGCGCCTGACTGATGCCGATTTCCTGAGCGACCTCAACCTGTGTTTTACCGCGAAAGAAACGCAGTCTGAGAATATTCTTTTCCCTGTCATCAAGCCCGATTATCGCCTCTTTCAAAGCAATTTCATCGAGCCAGTTCCTGTCATCGTTATTATCGCCTATCTGATCCATCATATATATGGTATCACCCGACTCCGAAAATACCGGTTCGTACAACGAGATTGGGTCGCTTACAGCCTCGAGTGCTATTACCACATCCTCACGTTTTGCATCGATTTCTTTGGCTATCTGCTCGATTGTAGGTTCTTTTGAGTTATCATTGGTCAGTTTTTCTCTTGCCTGCATAGCTTTGTAAGCCAGATCACGCATTGAGCGGCTGACACGGATCGAGCCTGAATCCCTCAGGTAGCGGCGCAATTCTCCCATTATCATCGGGATGATATATGGAGGGTGAAAAAAGGTCTCCTTTCTAAAAATTGTAAACTATATCAATTGCATCTTTATTGATAATAATCTCTTTTATGCAAATCTTAACAGCCGTTCTTTTTTCCATATGGGTCATATTATCCCAATTGCCTTTTAGGTTGTTAATAGTATTGTGCTTTTCGTTAATTTTATTTATGGTATCCCCAATCGCTTTTTCTCGTTCAATCTGTTTATTTATGTCGTCCAATTCTGCCTTGCATTCTGAAATAGTTTCTTTAAGCAGGTCATCATCCATAGTTAAACAAAGGTTATATAATTTTTTTATTTTTTCTTCAATTGTTTTCTTTTTGTTGTTTAATATGCTTATAGCTGATATTGACGTGTTTTTTACGTCTTTTACCCCCACGATATTCTCAGTTCTGCGAAGCAAATCATCGATTACAGCTTTTTCAATTTCATCGCTGTCATTTTTATAATTATCACAATTCGGATCACGAATCAGTTTTGGTTTACTGCTTTGCTGGGAATAGCAATGAATTTTAACGTGTTTTCCCCATTTTTGATACCTCATTGATGCTCCGCATACGCCACACTTTATAAGTCCAGTGAGTAAATAAACATTCTTTTGTTGATCTTTGGATGTTCTTTTTGAAAGTTCTTCTTGTGCTTTATCATAAATTTCCTGAGAAATGAGAGGGATATGCTTTCCGTCAAAAACTTCTCCCTTATACTCAATCTTTCCGAGATAAGTTTTCCTCTTTAATATATTTCTAACCTGTGAATCGTTACAAAGATTAAAAAGTTTTGCTATATAGCAAGCGGAATAGCCTTGCAAATACAAATCAAATATTTTTCTAACATTATCTGCATCCGCATTGGGGACTAATATATTTTTATTAGAATCATAGTTGTACCCATATGGTACTCTTCCTCCTCCCATCCACAGTCCCTCTTTGACTCTCTCATACATACCCATGCGGGTACGTTCTCTGATATTTTCTCTTTCAAGCTGGGCAAATACAGAAAGGATGCCTATCATAGCTTTGCCGTATGGAGTTGTTGTATCAAAATTTTCGTTTAGAGAAATAAAGCTACAGTTATTGGGTATAAATATATCCTCTAAAAGAAAAACTGTATCTTTTTGAGATCGAGATAGACGATCTAACTTGTACACAATAACAGAATCTATCATTCCTTCTTTTATATCAGACATCATTTGTTTCATTTGCGGTCTGTCTATATTGCTACCACTCCAACCACCATCAATATAAAATTCATAATTTTTTATATCTTTTAGTTTGCAGAACTGTTCTAGCTTTTCTTTTTGTGCATCTATTGAATATCCTTCCTCAGCTTGAAAATCTGTAGAAACACGAATATATAAAGCTGTTTTTCTATTATCTTTTGTCATTGTTATCCCCTTCTCTTTTAAAAAAAGAAAATGTAGCAAAGAAACTTTACTACATTATACCATATTTCAAATTTGTTTTTCAACCAAAAAACATTTGTGAATTTTGGTCGAAAAGAGTTAATCAAGCAAGAATTTCAGATTTTTTATAGTCAATTTCTGTTTTATTCTTTTTTAGTAACTCTTTAAGCTTAGGAAAGTCAGTTTTCTTAAAATTTTGCTTTATAGGGATTTTTGCCCCGTTTTTGTTATAGCATTGGTTTATATACATTATGATCCTTTCTCAAAAAATCCTTGTTATGTAGGCTGTTTTTGGTTGTTATCCATTAGTATTTTTGTCACTTTACTTCCAGCTATGTTAAATAGAATTATAATCAAAAATCTTATTAAGTCAGTAGGGGACAAATCGACTACATAATACTTGCTAAAAGCCAATGTGAAATATACCGTATCTGCTACTGCGTGATCGAAACCACATAGCACAAATATGGGAATTGCAAAAAGCAACCCAATTATACTTGAATGTTTTTTATAATAGTCAACTCCTATGTAGATTAGCGCACCACAGAAAAAAGATGAAAATATTAAAGAATCTACATTTAAGCTGCTTTTTATAGCCCATATTTCTTTTGCTTTTAAGCAGGCGTTTTCATTGAAAGACAGCAAAGCTGAGAAAAACATTGAATAAAACAAATTCGTGATTATCGTAATCAAATAATTAGGAATTTGCTTTATAGTTATATATCCGGCTTGTCCTGTGAACAGATTTAAATTGTATTTGCATATTACTATTAACCCAAAAGAGAACATAAAAGCCCCTATATAACGATTTTCACAAAGTAAATTGCAATAAGCAACAAGAGTAATTAGTAAAGAAGCTACAATGCTCTTGTAGTAATTGTTGGCTATATTATGTAATTTATTCATTTTTTAACCCTTTGTTGTACTTCCAAACCCACCATTTCTTATACCGTCTGTCCTATCATCATCGGTAATAAAAAACTGAGTTATAATACCCTGTGCAATACCGTCACCTTTGTTGATTGTGACAGTTTTATTGCCTCTTGTATCATTTGTAATCTTGATGAATATATGACCTTCGTTGTCTGAATTGCTATAGTCGCTGTCTATAATTCCCACAGTATTGTCAAGCTGAACCCTGTACTTGAAACCAAGTCCTGAACGTGGGTATATAGCTAAAAACTTATCTTTGTCGAGTAACACTCTAATACCAGTAGGGAACTTAATGGTTTCTCCCGGTTCAAGTGTAAACGTAAAAGGTGCGAAAAAATCATACCCTGCTGATCCTATTGTGGCTCTTTTAGGAATTTTGATGTCATTATACTCATCAAACAAATCAATATCGCCACCAATTGCCTTTACATATTCTATATAACTTACTTTTTCAAATTTATTCATTACTGTTATCCTTTCTTTTTTTTCAGTCTTTGCTTGTGAACGTAATCGGTATAATCATTTCGGGCAAGAAATTCATCTCGTAATGATATTTGTCAACGTATGCGCCGCTTACATCTTCTATTGTGTACATTGTCCAGTCGTTAAGATAAACATAATCAACCTTGTACACATTCGGAGCTACCTCTATCGTTACAACCAGCTCGTTTTCCTCGTTGTTTGAAATGGAAAAATTACCGATAAGCTCAAGTACAGGCTTGTCGCTTCTTGCGTTTATAACTGACAGCCGCCTTGTGACATTGAAATTATCAGCTTCTTTCTGCACATTGTATGTTACTCTTTCGGCTTCCGTACAACTACACAAAAGAACCGCCGATAGTACAACTCCGATTGTTGCAATAATGACTTTCTTAACTTTGTTCATATTAAAAATCCTCACTTTCTTCCTTGCCTATTACTTTGAATTTAACTTTGTTTATAGGATGATTTTCGTAACAATAAGCACTTAATGTGCCGTTAGGAATGTGATACTTGATTTTTGTCCAGTCAGGTAAATTATCACTTGTGCAATTTTCAAACACAATCTCAACCCAATTATCAAAATCTCCAAATTCAGTTAGAAAAATATCCCCATACTCTATTTCAGAGGATGATTTAATTATAGGTGTCTCAAATTTTATTATCTTCATTTGTCTCCGTTTCTGCTATCTTGCATATTTCGTTGTAAATTTCTCGCCAATCGTTGCAACGTATTATTCCGTATCTCTCATCGTTTATTCCATTATTCCAAGGATAGTTCAACAAAATTTTAGAATAGTTACCGTCAATCAAGTTATTCTCATAATCATCTACAAGAACATCTAATTCACTTAAAAGTTGTTTTGTGTGTATCATTACTAAATTTCTTCTAATGTCTATAAACGGAAAATTTCTTGATAGCCAACTAAACTTCTTTGCAATATTTGAAGGGTCTGTAGCTGTAACGAATATTATTCTATGCCCATCTTCAACAAGTTTCTGAATGAAATTTCTGCAATTGTCAATAAGAGAAATCTGTTTCCAGACTCTCTTATCAGCAAATAACGCAGTTATTTTATCAGAATATTTACTATCAACCCAACGCTCTATGTAATACGATTTTATATCAGACAGTTTTACGTTCTGCCCGGTATCTTCGTTAAAAACCTTAAGCAACATTTCGGCAAGATTGTTAATAACATTATCAATATCTATACCAACATTTAAGTGTTTCATATTCCTCCTTAATATAATTCGTATTCAATATCCATAGTTTCGGAATTGATAATCGTAACTTCTCGCCAACCTCTTGATTTTAACTTCTCTGCTTTTGAAATAGCTTTATTGAAATCTCTTTTAGATGTGATAAATTCTTCATCTGATTCTTTGTTCCGCTTACCTAATATATTGTACATTTTGCTTTAATCACTCCTTAGTCGCAGTGTAATACCACTGAATTTGTCTGTAATGACTTCTGAACATCAATTACTCTTTGATTTTTGCTACCTCTCCATTTTAATGTGATGTCTCGCTGTTCGTCTATATATCTACCATCTACAAGAACATCACAATATTTGAGGATTTCTTTACGGGCAACACTTGCATCGTCCTCAATCGTTGGATTAATTATCTCTTCCCAAGTGTAGCCTGTGTATATCCATACTGATTTTTGTGGAAATAAAACAGTGATTTTATTTAGAAAATCACATAGTGAAATCACGGTATTTACCGTAAGTGGTTCTCCTCCTAAAATTGCAATCCTCTTAATATAAGGTCTTTCTATCAACTTTATAAATGATTCTTCGGTTTTCTTTGTCCATTCTTCTCCCCCATTAAAATCCCAAGTATTAGGGTTAAAACAGTTTTTACAGTGAAATGGACAGCCCTGAACAAACAGGGCTACTCCAACATTTTCACCATTAGATATATCTATGTTTCGGATTTGTGCATATCTCATCTAAGCAAATCATCCTCTTCAATGTCTGAAAGATGTACAAATCTTTCGTTGATTTCTTGCGTTCTTCCTTGATTCCAAAAATTCACACCAATATACCCACATGTCCGGCGAGCAACATTCATTTTTGTTTTATCTCTGTTGTGGCAATTTGGACATTCCCATGTAAGCTCGTTATTGTCATCAATGATTTTAATTTCCCCATCATACCCACATACTTGGCAATAATCACTTTTAGTGTTTAATTCCGCATACATAATGTTGTCATAAATGTATTTAATTACTTCAAGCACGGCAGGAATATTCTTGCCCATATCAGAAGTTTCAATATATGAAATTGCACCACCGGGACTTAGAGATTGAAATTCGCTTTCAATGGCTAATTTGTCAAACGGATTAATTTTTTCAAACACAGGAATATGGTATGAATTTGTGATATAATTTCTATCCGTTATGCCTTCAATTACTCCGAATCTTTTCTTAAGGCATTTTGCAAACTTATAGGTAGTTGACTCAATCGGGCTACCATAGGGACTGTAATCAATATTTTCTGCCGTTTTCCACTCATTGCATTTATCATTGATATATTGCATTACTTCTAAGCCAAGTTTCTTACCTTCCTCATCGCTATTAGAACAACCAGTCATATACTTAACACATTCATAAAGTCCTGCATAGCCTAATGAAATGGTTGAATAACCGTCATAGAGAAGTTTGTCTATTGTTTCCCCTTTATCAAGTCTTGCTATTGCTCCATATCTCCACAATATAGGAGCTACATTAGAGGAAGTCCCTTTAAGCCTTTCGTGCCTAATTCTCAATGCCTTATGACAAAGTTCAAGCCTTTCATCAAATATTCTCCAAAAATCTGTCATATTTTTATTTGAAGACAAGGCTACATCTACAAGATTTATAGTGACAACCCCTTGATTGAATCTTCCGTAATATTTCTTCTTATTCTTATCAAAATTCTTCGCATTTGAAATGTTCCCAACAGTATCGGTAAAACGATCTGTAGTAAGGAAAGAACGACAATTGTGGCTGTAGATACCAGATACGGTAAAATGTTTGCTTGCTGTTGTTACATCATAACTAAAACCATCTTTTTTAATACGCTCAACGGTTTTAACAGAACAAGTATTGTTGAAAGAAATACTGTAATTGGTGTTGTACAAAATTGAATTGGACAGATTTGTTTTTTTTTCGCATTTGATAAATTTGAGGAGTTCTTCGGTTGGAGTAAATTCAACACGATACCTTATTTTATCTTTGCAGTCTGATCTATAGTGATTGTGATAAATTTTTGCAAACATACCGCACGTTTGAGCCAACAAAGCTTGCTGAATAGCTAATTCTTTATTGATAGAACCAATTTGTATAGTAGCTTTTTTTGAAGAAGTATTTAAACATCCATCTGCATCAATCATACCAGCAATAAAAGCTAATCTTGCGGTTTTACTCCATGAGAATACTTCATTGGGAATGTGTCGATTTATTTTTGCTTTTCCATCAAACTCTTTGATAAATTCTATGCAAAGTTTTATATATTCGTCATCGCAGTTTGAGACAACTCTGAGATCTTTGTAAACGCCTTTCTTTCCACGATCTCTGCAAATTGTTTTTACAGATAATCCGTATTCATTGTTAATAATGTTTGAGAAATTGGTTTCAATTTCATCTTCCCCACTTGCCGCAATAGATGCTGTAAATCCGTCATAATATGTAGAATCACACAACGCAAACCCGTATAACCACGCTCTGTTTTCTTTCATTGCATATACATCTGAATTTTCAAACGAACTTGTTTTGTCAATTTCGATTGAATCATTTTCTGTCAAATCATTTGCATATACCACACGCCCATCAATTGTTTCAAACGGGTGGTCTGGGGTACACATAATTGTGCGTCCGTTTGAAAATGTAATTCTCAACCACTCTGAATTGCAATTTTTAATAACCCCATAATTGTCAACGAAACCATTCTTTTGATCGTAAATCTTGACTCCCGGTGTTTTCATAAAATAATCGGTTTGATTTAACTGTTTGTCAACTTCAAAATATTTAGACAGCCTATCCCACATTCTTTCAAATGATTCAACATACACATTGTTGTTATATTTATAAGCGACAACCTCTTTACCATCAACGCATCCCATGCAAGGATAAACATCTCCGTTCTTGTATTCTCTCATTTTTTTAGCGGATATATAGTCCGGCACCATTCTTTTTGCGGTACACTTTGCAGCAAGTTCCGTCAAATAATAATACTTACTGTTTTCGTATACATTATCTTCATCGAGAACATAAAGCAACTTAGGAAATGCAGGAGTGATCCAAACCCCTTGTTCATTTTTAACTCCTATTATTCTCTGCTTTAACATTTCCTCTATAAGTAAAGCAAGGTCGTCCCTTGTTTGTCCTTCTGGTACTTCATCGAGATACATACATACTGAGAGAAAAGGTGCTTGCCCGTTTGTTGTCATAAGTGTTATTACTTGATACTGGATAGTCTGAATGCCTTTTTCAATTTCTTTCGCAAGTCTTTTATTTGTTGTTTCAGATATGTATTCTTCAAGAGTCTCTTTGGGTAATTCCTTTAAATCCGAATTGAGTAACTCACTGGTTATTTCTTTCCGTATTTTTTCTCTGCTGATGTTGACAAACGGTGCTAAGTGAGAAAGTGTAATTGTTTGCCCACCGTATTGAGAAGAAGCAACCTGTGCGATTATTTGCGTTGCAATATTACACGCTGTGGAAAATGAATGAGGCTTCTCAATAAGTGTTCCGCTGATGACAGTTCCGTTCTGGAGCATATCTTCAAGATTGATTAAGTCGCAATTGTGTAAGGCGTTCTGCCCAAAATAATCTATATCGTGGAAATGAATGATTCCATCATCATTTGCTTGGACTATTTCAGGAGGAAGTAAATATCTTCTTGTTATATCTTTGCTAACGATTCCTGCCATATAATCTCTCTGAGTTGTTACTAATTTTTCATCCTTATTAGAGTTTTCTGTACTCCAATAATCGCTTGTACCAGTCAGCAACTCCTCAATTTCTGTATCTGTTGTGTTCTCATTTTCTCTTTGAAACTCTCTAATACTTCTATACCCTTCGTATGCTTTTGCTGTAAGTTTCTGCCTTTTGCTTATCAGTTTATCATATACTTTATTTTCTATATCTGAAATGCTGACCTCAGGTCTGTCTATAAAGTCATTATATATCTCATCGGCAATATCTCTTGCTATATTTTCTTTGATAATGCCTGAACCATTTTTCATAGCTTTTAGAATAGCATTATAAATTTTTGACTTATCAAATTCAACTTCGGTACAATCTCGTTTAATTACTTTCAAATCATCACTCCTTTACTTTTCTATTAGTGACAGATAAAATGTCCTTACACTATCTCTAAAATCATCTAACGTACCATTATTCTCAACATAATAGTCATAATTGTAATTTTCAACATTTGCATCTGAAGAATTACTCGTTACGGGCATAATGTTATCATTCTTGATAAATACCGTTATAGCATTGAACTCTTTAACAGCCCGTTCAATTTCGTCAGGTTCTCTTATGTCAAATATAAGAATTTCGCTTTTGGGATAATAAAGTTCATTTATAAAATCATCATAAATACACTTTAAATCTCTGAAAGGAATGTCATTATAATCTGTCAGCAACTTTTTTAAATCAGATAAAAACTTGCGATCCTTATCTGATTTACCACCGCCATACCATCCTGCTTCGCTTGCTCCGTTTCTGACACAATCTATAGACGAATATTTTGAAACCCCTATGTAGTCATTAAGAATTTTCGCAAATTCATCTTTACCGGAACGGGCATAGCCGTTAGTTATTATTACTCTTTTCAACTTTTTATTGCATTTCCTCCAAACTCTCTTTTAATTTCTTTTCATAAAACATTTCATTGTATTCGTCATATCTTGCCTGAATATTATAAATATTAACATTGTGATCCTTACATCTTGATAGAAAGTGAGCAAAAAATTTCTGTTCGCACATATCAAATTCGGGACAACCACAACGATAAATGCAATTTGGAACAAGAACATTTCCCCATTCAGGTTCTATTACCGTTAAAGATTCTTTAAAACTCTCTGCTAAAAGCCTTGCTTCTGGAGTTGCTTGATAACACAATCTTTTTCTCCAAGAATCGATGGTATTCTGAGCATTTGCAAACCCATCATAAGTAACAGGAGCGGATTGTGGTTTATCATCTCGTGAAATAGTATCTTTCATGCGGTCATCTCTTTGTGATGTGATAAACTTTTCAAATTTATGTCTCGCCCACTCCCCAGAAGTCCAATATTTTATGTTTTTCCATGTCCAGTCTACTTCTAATAGCCTAATTGGGCTATGTTCTGAAATTAAAAGTTTCTTTTTAAATTCTGTGCTTGGTTTATTTTCCGTAAACTCTTTATTTACGGTTGTCCTGCAATGATTTTTTACCCTTGTCCAACTATCTGAAATCCAATTAACTTTTGTTTCAGTGGAATAATTCTTTTTATCCAATTTTTCACCTCATACTGTCCATTCGCTAAATTCGCTTGTAAACTTATCGTCTGATATTTCAAGTGTTACAGGCTTGCTTAAATCAAGACTAAATATACCCATAAGTGATTTGGCATCCACAACGTAACAGTCACTTCGTAGTATAGTCTTGCAATTAACAGAATTACAAGTTGCGTTGAACAATGCTACATCTGAAACTGTTGACAACTTTATCTGTAGTAAAGCCGACATTTTATCATCTCCCATCTTTTTTACTTAAATCTTTCATACCCATAATCAGCAGGATTCAAACCATTTTTAACCATTTCTTCTGCTAATTCTTTTCTATAGAAATCATAAATTGATAGGTGAAGTCCATCTGTGCTTGCTTTCTTCCCAATGATTTTAACTCTATTAGCTAATTCGGTAGCTACCGTATCTCGATCTTTATCACTAATTGCAAACACTTTTTTAACAGCACCGTCAACAGAAAAATCAATTTTCTTTCGCTTGCAAGAGTTATAATATCTGAGGATTTGTTTTAGGACAAAATCAAGGGAATCCTGTTCTCTAAGGTCAATATAAGATTTAGACGTTAAATGAATTGTAGCTTTTTTATCAACATTATCATAAGCACCCAAGCTAATAAGATAAGGATAATAAGGAATTAGATCCGTCATCTTTTCTATCTTTAATGGCTTATCGTTCTTACCAACAAATATTTCAACATTGTTCTGTATTTCTTCAAGCGTATAGTACGAAGCTACACGGTCATAAAAATCATGTTTCCCCGAAAACCGACTCATTATATCTCTCCATTCTCGTGCATCTCATTAAGAATTTCAGCTAATTCGTCTACAAGTTCAGATGTAAATTCACCTATCATATTTATTACCTCTCTTCTAATTCGTCAGCATACTGACTTATCCAACCTCTATGATTCGTTGTTAAATTACAAATTGCCACTCTATCGTGTCCTCTAAAATGGTTTATGTAGGCAGTAAATCCACTTGTGTTTGGGTTATCTAAATCACACTGTAATTCGTGTCCTATCACAATAACCTTTGCTTTTTTGCCCACTCTGGTTAATATCTTTTTTAACTGTGCTGTAGTACAGTTCTGTGCCTCGTCAATTATCACAACAGCATTGTCAAGATTTGAACCACGAAGGAATGTGTCAGTTATACAAGTTATATAGCCTGTTCCATTCTTTTGATTAACCATCGTATCATCGTTAATTGCTATAAAAGAATTTATCCCACAGTTATTGAGAGCTTGATAAAAGGCTTCAAAATAAACAGAACTCTTTTCTGTAATACTGCCGGGAAGCCAACCCTGCTTTCTTTCTCCGTAAGGGGACATGATATAAACAATACTATCAAATACCCCATGCTTAACAAGAATGTCAGATGCACCCGTTGCTATTGTTGTCTTACCTGTACCAGCTTTAGAATTTACAAAAATAATATCTATGTTTGGATTGATTATTGCATTTGCAAATTCAAGCTGTTCTGAATCAAGTTCTATATCGTAAAACGGTCTGTCATTAAAATTCTTTGGCATTTCACCATAGTATTCTTCAGAAGTATTTTTCTTCTTTGCCATAAACGGACTCCTTAATCTTAAATAATATCATCAAGTCTACAATCTTCCCCAATTATGTAATCGACAAAGCCGTTCTTTTTTGCTTCGTCCGCATACATATACCATTCAACACGGTACTTCTTTGAATATTCCTTTTCCGTTATCTTACTATTGGCTAAGACATAATCCTTGATTCTCTTTTCAACAACATTCTGAAATGCCATCTGATCCTTAATCTTAGCAGACGAACTATATAAGAAGTTTGAGCCATCGTGCATTAAAAACTTTGCGTTCTTTGTGGCAAAACGCTTATGCCCCGCAAGATTGATGAGAAACGCCATACTGTACTGATAACCAAGATTAATTGTATAAACAGGGGTTTCGCTGTTTTTGATTATATCAATGAGTTCAAACCCATCATCCACATTACCCCCATTAGATGTGATATAGAGGAGTATCGGAGTTCTATCTTCCTTTTTGATTCCTTTATCTTCCTTGTTAAACTGCATTATATGCTTAACAATTTCTCCAATGGTCTCCTGACATATATCATCGTCAATAAATAATTTTCTCTGCTTTAAATCTTTCAGATAAAAGCAGTCATCAATGCAACAACTCTTGTCTATGAACTTGTCTACATCAATGTCGTAATAGTTTGTTGAATGATTCATGCAAACCTCCTTTATTTTTTTATTTCAAGTGTCGCAAGACACTATAAAACACTTTTTCTATTTGCAATTATCGGATACCCAATATAGATAACTATATCCACCAGTGTTTCCTAACGGTTGGGCAGTTAGACACATTGCAATAGATGTTGAATCATATACACGATTACCTTGTCTATACTGTTTTCCAAAATTTATATTACCTATCCCCCCAACAAGAGTGGGTTTATCCCCACAACCAACTGTCACTTTAGTTGTGGGTATATAAAATTTTCATCCGTGCAAACGTATGTGCTATCGTACTGTGCTTTATATAAATGTTCTGCTAACAGTTCGCAGCAGTTTGTTACAATACCATTTCCAGCTTGTTTGTAAAGCTGACTGTCTGAAACCCCTATAGCAACGGCTTTTGCACAATCATCTTCTGTTAATCCCATCAATTTCCAACACTCATTAGGTGTTAGCTTTCGTATACGGTAATTGCAAATAACTCCTGTATTGTTTGATTCAGCTTTAAGACGATTTGAATATCCATTCAGAGGTTCTGAAATTTTTGGTTCTGTATTTCCACCATTACAGGTGTGTATCGTGGGAGAACAACCGTTGACAGAATAATATCTTCGTGATAATTCGTACATCTTATCCCACTTTTCCCCTGATAAAATGCCTTCCTGAACACACTCGTTTGGGATTTGTTCAAAAACTTGTTTGGGCTGTTTGTAATCTGTGGCGACCAACGTTCCCATTATTGACTCTTTTGAATATACTAAATCCCGTTGCCCTATAGTTCTACTAATAGGCTTTGTTGTACCTATCACGTTTTTTGAGAAGTCTTGTGATGTAAATTTAAATCTACTTTGTACATCTTCGCTAAGGTAATATTTCTCATCCACATTTTCATCAAGAATATCTTTGAGCCTTATTCCTGTATCAAAAGGTTTGGGGAACACAAATGTTCCATTATCAATGTCTTTACGGATGCTGATTACAAATACTCTTTCTCTGTTCTGAGGGACACCACAATTTTTAGCATTGAGAACTTTCCAATAGGAATTAAATCCTAATTCGTCAAGAACAGAAAGCAAATTGTTGAAATCGTTTATGAATTTCTTGCCAACAAGATTTTTAACATTCTCAAACATTATGTATTTGGGAAGAGTCCCGTCATCTTTAGCCATTTTTAACAGTCTAATATTTTCCCATAAAAGAGAACTTCGAGTAGAATCACTAGGGGATAAGCCTTTCATTTTGCCCGCCAAACTGATGTCGGTACACGGAAAACTGCAAGTCCATAAATCTGCATACGGTAGCTTTTCTATTTTGCTTATATCTCCTAAATTATTAGATAATTTGCAGGCAAGCCAATACTTTTCTATATCATTAGATTTTCTTCTTGCAAGTTTATCCCAATCGTATGACTTATTCTTTTCAGGCTCATAACCAAGATTTATGACTTTTAAATAAGCTGCCATTTCTTCTCTTGAAGGATAGTCAGAATAGTTCTCGATCATCTCCTTAGTTAATCCACAATGGACTGCTGCATAAGAAACTACTGCATCTTTGTTTATATCTGAAGTATTTAACACTTCTAAATCAAACAGCCTTGAATTTTCAAATCCTCTTTCTTGACAACCAATGCCTGAAAACAGGATATTTGCTGTCAGTTTAACTCTGTTTAGAGTATCAGTTTTATTTATTCTTTCCAATCTTCGTATTTCTACAGAATATGTACATATATCTTAACCGGTATTACTGCTAAATCCTTTCTGTATGTGTGTTTCAGCGTTTGCAACCGCTTTGTTTTTAGTTGTTTATACCTTGTTCACAAATTTCCACAATATGGGTACACAAATCTTCAGGAATAACACTTCGTTCCTTCGCCCCCTTTAAACCTTGTGTACCAGTTTTGCTCCCTCTCGGAGCAGGGGTGTGACATTTGTCACCATTTTTACAAGGGGGTAAGAAATTAGGATTAGGATGGTTAGTCCAAATATCTGTTGGCTTCATCCTTGTATCGCCATATTGACAATATGTAATTGTATATCTAGGCAAATCCTTCATCCACGTCATTTTTCTCATTCCACCTCTTGGGTTTTCAATAAAATAATAGGTAGGCGATAACTGTTTAATTAATTCTAAAACGTGTTGGTCTACCTTGTCACAAAACTTTGTATAATCGCTTACTGCATCAAGATTCCCTGTCTGTTCATTTTTTTTACGATGGTGGCTAATAGCCGCAATTGAAAACGTTGTACAATCGGGGCTTGCCCAGATAACGTCCGGATGTCCAAATTTACTTAATATATCCTCAGTCGTTATTTTTCCCTATATCTTCATAGAGATCAATATTCTCAAAATGCTTGTCCCATTCAACGCTGAACACTTGATGCCCATTTTTTTTCAAACGCTTTGCCTATGGATCGAGTACCAGCAAACAACTCTAATACTTTAATTTTCATTCCTCCTTAATATCCCAACAAAACTGATATTTAATCTGTCTTATCTGCTAGTCAACGACTATACCTTGCCATGATATTTAGCAATCATTTCGCTGTTGCTGTTAGACAAGTCGCCCTTGCTTAGAGTAGAAAAGCCTTTTACCCACCAAAAGTTCTCGTTTTTATTTACTATCACAATAGCACCAGTATCACCATAACATAGTACATCGTTTTCGTTTGCAAAAGTATTTTTTAACCAACCAATCAGATCTTCTTTTGTGTCAAATAGTCTTGTGATTAAACGTCCCCCTTCACAGAACGCTGGTATATGATTTGTGTATCTATGTGGCTTTGTCTGTGCCTCTTTTTGCCAGCATTCCGGGCAACAACACTTTATGTCTGATTCATCATTTGTATATTGAATGTATAGCGTTCTCATATGGCTGTTGTATTTCTTGCCACATATTTCGCATATAGCACTTTCGGTATATTTGCCAAACCTTAATTCTTCATCTGTTATAGAATAATCGGTTTCAACCTTATTGGTTTTCTTGTGAGTGACTTCAATACCTTTGATATTTGTTATACTGAAATTCATTTTGTAGTTTCCTTTTCTTTTTATTGCTATATATAGCGCTTTATTGCTTTAACAACCACAATATATAGATATATTTTACCAATAAAATTTAAGTTTTATCGTTTGTTCTAATTGTGATATTGAATTTATCAAAGTCATCAGCATTTAGAACTATATCACCGTTTTTGTACTTCTCATGAGCTAATAAATAAGCATCCGCTTTGCTGTCAGCTTCGATTTCAACTTTTCTTTTCAAAATTTCTCTTATTACTGCTTTATAGATCATAATACCTCTCTTATGTAATCAGTTTATCCATTTGATAACCGGATCGCCTTTAAAACCTTTTTCCCAAACGAACCAAGCATAACATTTAGCAGATGACATTTTCTTAGGAGTTCCGTCCTCATTGTATATGACGTTTCCTTCTTTGTCTTTTGCTCGGAAATCACCATTTATGCCACATAAAATTCTGTTTCTGCAAACATACACTGTTTTAGGTGGGTACTTTTCAAAAAGTGATTTTCTTTTAGCACTTTCAAGGAATTGTATTGATAGGAAAAGAGCAAGTTTCTTTCTTTCTTTTAAAAGTGACAAAGAATGTTCAGCCCATTCTTTCGCATAAGAATAGGGGGGGTTGGTTACTATATTGTCAGCAAGTGGGGAAGTAACTTTAAAGAAATCAACATTGCCCTGCCCATAGCCTCTGTCAATTAAATCTGTACTTTTAACTTCATATCCACGGGCTTTTAATCTCTCAGACAAATGCCCTTCGCCACAAGCATTTTCCCAAATGCTACCCTCAAACGTTTCGACATCACATAGAAGATCTGCTGCTTTAGGCTCAGTTGCGTAATAATCGTGTTCTGCTCTGTCGTGATCTGTATGGTTACTTGCACCTAGAGTAACAAAAGTTGTCTTTTTGTTACCTGTCCAGTCTTTATTGTTACTCAAATTATTATAGACCTCCTTTTAAAATCAACCTCGGCTCTTTATTCAAGACAAAAATCTAAATTTCATTAACCAAATTTCGTTGTTAGCAGTTAGTATTCACACTGAATTTTATATCAAAGGAGAAACACCAAAAAATACATACAAAGGAAGGATTTTATCAGTGTTGCAATAACTGCTTTATAGTTTGCCAAATGGCAAGCATATCTAAGAACTCTGGGATATAAAGTGTAATAGTGTTTGATGTTGTTTTATGTTTAATGCCCAGATTATAGATGACGAATTTCGGGAAATAGTGTAATGGTGAATTTTGAGTTAATGCTTAGAGTGAATGATTGGTTGGATAACTGAAATTTCTATACAAAAGTATTTCATAAACTTATTATATAGTAAATTTGATAGGTTAGTGAACCTAATTGGTTGATTAACTTTCATTCAAACTTTTGTCCTGAATAAAGAGCCGAAGCCCTTGCATTTTACTTGTCTACATCATCAACTTCGGTGAGTTCGTTCTTGTGCCTGATGACAAAATCAACCACAATATCGTTGAAATCGTCATTAACATCGTAAGTTGCCGGATAATTAACCTCTGTGTTTATCATCATTTTTTCAATGAGTTTAGATGTTCTATCACAATCGGCAATTGCATTCTTCATAATTGCCTTTGTTTTATTAGTATCAAAAGTTCTCTCTTCATCAACTTCGACATCATAGTAATAAGGTATCTGAGTACCGTTAATGTCGAATTTGTAGTCTTTAGCCTTTTCCGTGTAACCAAGAGGAATTATACCTAAAGCTGTCTTTATTGCATTACACATATTCTGCTTGATTTTATTTGATTCAATAAGCGAGTCTATGTCAAAATCACAAGAGTTTTTTGCAATGTTAATCTGGCAAGTCAAATGCTCTTTTTCGATAGACAGTTCCTTCATAAAAGCAATTAAATCATCAACAGTAAAAGGATTTTCATTGTCTATTGTTTCAACATAATCATCTGCGTCTGGCTTAACCGATGAACGCTTATGAGCTTTTGTTGTCCTTAAACAATTTTCTCTATTTGTAATAGAGCAAATAGCATCTTCGGACAACTTATTCAAAAACTTCTGATAGCGAAATGCATCTTTTAAATTCATTTTTTTCGTCCTTTCTGATTTTTATAAATCTTATAATTGGTTTCTTTAACACCTGTGTTATACCACTTCATACCGATTTGTCAAACAAAAAACATTGTATGTTTTAGTAAAAATCAGCAGATTTTATAATCTGTAATCCACCATTCCTTTTCTTCGGAATCAACCCATTTATCGTTAAGTTTCTTTTTCTTTGGTTGCTTATTCTGATCCAATACCTTTATAATATCCCCCCTCTTTAAAGGCTTGTCCTTAAATATCTTCTTGCTAATTTTTACAGGAATAGTATTGCCGTTGGCAAGAGCATAAAGGCTTAATTTCGGGGAGTAATCAACATTCAAATCGGTAACAAAACAGTACCCGGAGTATTTCTTGTCTATTACATCCATATAGTCAAGAACCTCAAATCGACTCTGTAATCTCTCTTTTAGAGTAGATTTGTCTGTTATAAGAGAGGATAGATCCTCTATAATCGCTTTTGAATCTATACCCATAAAAGTCTTTACGGTTTCTTTTTCACAATACTTGCGGATAATATCAAAATCAATGTTTAGCGAAAAAGCCTTATCTTTTTTTATCTGCTTCACAAATCCATCTTTTTTGTTCTTATAGAAGATTAAGAATATCTCAAGATATTTAGATAACAGTTTCATGTCACCATAATCGCAGAAATAATCAATATTTATCAAATCTTGGATACGGCTTTCGGATATACCATTCTCTTTTAATGCTACAAGCAAACTACAAAAATTAGGGTAGTTATTAAGACCTAATTGATAAAGAGACTCTGCAACAGATAAAGAAAAATTTTTGATTGATGATAAAGACGGGTTGATACATCGGGTTTTCTTGTCGATACTAAATTTTCTGTTATCTAACCCGAATTTGTATGTACCCACCTTAATTCCCGAATATTCGAGCATCTCCTTTTTAAAGGCTGATACTTTATCCTTGTTGCCTTTATCTGAATAATGTTGCATCATAACCGAGTAAAATTCATAAGGATAATGAGCTTTAGTGTAAGCACCATAAACTGAATCATAAGCATAGCTTAAAGCGTGTGAAGCGTTAAAGGAATACTTTGATGCAGCTTCGATAATATCCCAAGTCTTTTCAAAACCATCAGATTTTCCTACATTCTTTATCCATCCTTGCAACAATCTTTGTTTCAATTCAGCAAGCTCTTTTTCTTTAAACTTTTTCTTGCTTATCTTTTTGATAATTGCATAAGTTTCTGTCTGCTCAATACCGAGCCAACCTAAGTAGGTCATTATCGACTCTTGATACATCAGATAGTGGAAAGAGTCTTTTAACAGATTGTCAAGTTCTTTTACTCCTGTAGTATAAGGCTTTCTCTGAAGGAAATTTTCTAACTGGGTTTTAAAACCCGGTCGTAAAGCAGCAACCAAAGAAGTGAGTTCCATCATATTTTTAGGGCTATATTTTTTACAGCACTGAACTCCAAAATCTGATTCACACTGATTTATACCCAATGTGTAACCACATGAATACACTTTCCAAGTTGCTTCATCATTATCTATCAATTTATCCATTTCTGGAACGGTAGGGGTTATTGTATTTGCTTCTTTGAAAATGTTGTTAATCGTAAGCCATATATCAACTTTGAGAAGATCATTCTTAACAAACTTATAGTTTTCTGCCACCATACCATCAATAACGGTAGTTATAACTTCTTTTTTTGTTGCTTCTGATTTACAACGAATAAGACCAATCTCACGCTTAATATCTCCATCGTAAATAAGATACCCACACGGAGCTTGTGATTTTGAGTTAATAATGCCTCTGAATTTTTTACTTTTATCAATATACTCTTTGTACTTTTCATCTACAAAATCGTATAAATCAATGCTATCTTTGGCATCATCTTCTGCGTGTTTCAATGCTTTTTCGTAATCTTTGATCTGCTGAGTAATCTCATTAGAAACATCAAAATCAAGTCCTTGTGATTTAGCATAAAGTTTAAAAGCTGACGATACTTGCAAAGGCTTATATGAAATCATAGGGTAAGAATGCCCTTCCCCCATAACTTCTTTTTGTGCTTCGGCAAAAATTTCAACCGTTCCGAGATTAAGGTCAAGGTCAGGCAAACTAACGGTTTTTAGGATTCTTGTCTTTGACATAAACCTATCCGGGTATAATTTTACAGGTGCTATAAACCTATCAATGTTACTAAAACCTAACAGGGAGTTTACATAATAACTTACACCACTGCCTCTACCCGTTTTTGTGATTACACCGCCATTTTCTAAGCCTATTCTAACGATTTCATAGTCAATCAAAAAATAATCTGTCATTTTTGTGCCGATAATGGCATCGAGTTCATAGGCTATTCCCTTTTCGTATTCTTCATACATTGATGGGGCAACCTTTTTCTTTTGTTCTTCCCATTTGGCATAAACAAGATTTTTAAGAGTTTCGTCTCTCCATTCTTGAGATTTGTTACCTATCCACTCGCCATTAAAACGATAGTTTTTCGGCAACTTGACTTTTTTGTCAAGAATAATATCTTCAAAATCAAGAAGAATGTCTGTATTTTTTATACATTCATCAATCTCAGATTCAGATAACACCCCTTGTTCAAAAAGTCTTTTTCTTACTTCTTGTTCATCGGGATAATCCATATACCAACCCTTTTCGTCATCGTCATAGATAATACCTCTGCCATCGAGGTAATTATCACGTTCTACAGACTGATTAGGATAAATGTAATGACTATCATATCCAAAGATCAACCTAATTCCCATCTGCTTTGAGAGTTTCAATATTCTTTGATTTATCTGTTTTTGTAATGAAGTATTATGATACTGAATTTCAAGGAAAAAGTTATCTCCAAAATGATTATGAAGCTTCTCTGTGATTTCTTCTATATCCTCGTATACCCAATATTTCAAGCAAGCAGTTGTTACAACGACATTCTCAGGTTTAATTTTTAAAAGTAAGTCAATATCTATTCTCGGCTGTCCATAAAAGCCATCTATGCTTGCAACTGAAAGAATTTCGTTAATATCTCTTCTTCCTTCTTCGTTTTTTGCGAGTAAGATTATATGGCAATTTGTTCTATCCTTAACGGTTTCGCCGGGGATTTCTTTACCAGTCTTTTTATCAATCTTAGGAATTTCTAATAAACGATCTTTTACCCAATAGGCTTCAGCCCCGAAAATAAATTTGAGTTTCTTTTTTTTGTATTCTTCCTCAGTAATTTCCTCTTGTTCTAATTTCTTGTAAAGTGAATCGTTGTGCTTTTGCACCAGTTCATAAGGTATGTAATAGTTACCTTGATAGCCGTGTTCAACGCTTGAAATAACATTCTGTCCTAACTCAATTGCCCTATTGACGTATTCTTCATAAGCAACTGTGCAATCGGTTACAAGAACGTTACTAAAAGATGTGTGTTTGTGATAATTTTGCATTTCTCACCTCATCAAACATAAGAGTCAGTTTCGGGATTATATACTTTTTCTTCTGCTAATTCTTTGGTTATAGGTTGTGGCTTATATTCACAGGCGTGATTACGCTGACCGCATAAATAATTGCAATAATAAAAGTCGGGATTTGGACACCAATGTTCTTCATTTTCAATCATTTTTAAAGTAGCTTCAGCCCAATCAATTGATTCATTGTATTCTTTCTCCTCGAATGGGATAGTTAGCCAATCTCTTTCTTTAAATAAATTCCAGCTTAGTTTAGATACTGACCCATACTCCTTTATAATAGGGATGGAATAAAGATAAAGCTGTCTTTTAAATGACAAAAAGTGTTCTTGATCCTTTTTACTTACTTGCCCATTTTTTAATACTTTCATACTTGCAGATTTATGGTCTATTATAATAATTTCGCCAGTAGTCTTATCTTTTACTAAAAGATCAATATAGCCAACAAATTTCTTATTGGCTATAGTAAATTCAACCTTCTTTTCGACACCTAAAATCTCATATTTATCGACATCCAAATCTATGTTGTCAAGATAATCAAGTCCTTTGTCGTAATAAGACTGTTTCATATCAACATACTTATTAGGAGGAGCATCATGAGGAATATTCTCATTAAAATGTTCCTCATAATAGCTACTCAATTCAAAAAATGATAGTTCCTCTTTGAGATATTTTTCAAGGATTTTATGTAAAAAAGAACCGTATTCCCCAAAGAAACCATTTTCCGCATCATTACAATCAATATATCTTAATTTCCACTCATAAGGGCAATTATAGAAAGAATTAAGCCTTGAAAAGCTCCAAGTCATTGTACTTAATATAAATTCATATTCGTTATTTATCAGGAAACACTTCCTTTCTGTTCTTTTCTACATATGGCAAAAGCGTTGTATAAACGGTTTTATCCCAACCGTAAACACGATCATATTCTTCGTAATTTGAGTAAAACCGTCTGTCTATAGTGTCGTAGAATACAGAGATTTCTTTTGTCGAGCCAAATATACGGTCTTTTATGATAGTAATAATTACATCAAATCCATAATATTTGTTTGATACATTTTCTTTGTCAGATTCTTTTACTCGCTTTAAACCAATTGTTCTCGTAGCAAGGTTTACAATATTCTGACTACCGGCAACATCAAACAGTCCTATATCTGCCCCACCTTGTATCTTTCTTGGATGGGCTATACATACAACCGCAACATCATATTTCATTGAAAACTTAATAAGCCTATTCATAAAGTCGGTTTGGGCTTTGTTTGTATCGGCAGTATCAGCGTGAAGCTGGACTGTCATTAGATTGTCTATTATAAAAAGTCTTAATCCTTTTTTAGTGGCACATAACTCCATACTCTCAAATAGCTTATCCTCGCTGTTTTCTTCCTCGTCTTTGTAGATAAAGAACGAATCATCATAATGCTGAGTTATATTCTTTTTTGCATCGTTATTCACTATGTAAAAATCATTGCCGTTAGCGAGTCTAATTGAGTGCATATTTCTTCTTCCTGCTGCTACTTGCGTAAACCAGCCTTTACTCATCCCATTCAGAAGTTCCCTTGAAAACAGGAACGTCTTGTAACCGTTATCCATTGCCATTAAAACAATCTGATTAAGGAATGTTGTTTTACCCGCACTCGGAAGTCCTGTTAGGAGTGTTACTCCTCCCGTAAAGATTTTCATCAGTTCTTTATCAAGTTCTCTTATACCTGATTCAAAACCATCCATTTCTGTAGGATTAAGTTCTTTGATTTCGGAGAGCTTTGCGACAGAAGTAATTGGAATATCTTTAGCAGTATTTATAAGTTCAAGCAAATATTCTTTACCTTTACATTGGAGTATCTCATTCGCATCTTTTACAGGGTACATCTTACCAGTATTTTTATACTCTAACTCGGATGGAACTTCAACATATTTGCATTTCATAGCACCTAAACGGTTGATAAGTTCACTTCTCATTTTAAGACCAGCTCTGTCACCATCACTAAAAACTATAATTGATTCAAACTGTTTTAGCCAATCCCATAGATTCTCTATCCACCCCATACCCTGAGACCCCTTTAAAACAGAAACGCAGTTTAAATACCCCGCTTCAATTACACTTGCACAATCAATCTGCCCTTCAGTAATAACCAACGGCTTTGTTGTATTTACTCTGTTCATATTAAAGAGAATATCAGCGGTGTCAGCATCCTTCTGAAACCAACACTTATTCTCTTTTGCTTTAAACGGTTTTCGATAGTTGACAACCGTTAGAGTGTCAAACTGATCATATGAATGAAAAGCAATATTGCCGTTACTATCAGAACGAATATCAAGGTAATCTATTGTTGCTTTACTAATTCCACGTTTGCCAAGATAGTCATAAACTTTACTCATATCGTTATCACGAGATTCTTCGTGTGGGTATTTGTAACCATGTAAGGTCTTGACGTGTTGTTCTGGACAAGAAAACTCTATATTTGCCTTATCGCAGAGTATCTTTACAGCATCAACAAAAGTTTTACCTTTTTCTACAAGGACATCTATAAGATCTACAGTACGATTGCAACCGAAACAATGGTATGAATACTTTTTGGGATTATAGATAAAACTCGGCGTATCTTCGTTATGATAAGGACAGCAAGATTTCAAATTCTTTTCATCGAAGTTGTCTAACTCAAGTAATTCTGCCATTAAAAGGGCATTTTCATCACCAAGTGTCTCTTTTGCTTTCTCAATAATTTCTTTGTTTATTAACAACAAATCACCTACTTTTTATTAAACTCAAATTCCCAAAAGAGTCTCCTTAACCCATACAAAGCCTGTACAGGTCTGCCATCGTAATAGCTTAAACAGTTTTCTAACTTTGATTCTACGAAATCAATTGGAACTCTGTGCTTAAATACCAATGTATTTATAACCTTGCACACCATTGGAAATTTAGTTTTATCTTCACAAATTGTCATATATAAATCAACGCATTTTAAGATTTCTTGTTTCATTCCTGCACAATCCCAATGATAACGCCTTTTGTTTAAAATCACGGCTTCGGAGTCTTTGACTCTTTCGCCGTGATGTAAACAATATTTATAAGCACAAACGTAATCTTTTTCTTCTTTAATCTTGTCCATTAAGCAAACGGAAAGTCATCGTCATCGTCTGCACTTACTACAGAACTTGCTGAAGAAACAACCAATTCCTTATCTGCCGAAGTTGTTGATGAATTGTTATTGTCTGAATTTTTCTTGCTTTCTGCAAACTCTACATTCTCAACTGCAATGTCTGTTGTGTAGACTGTATCCCCCTTATCGTTGGTATAACTACCTGTCTGTATATGTCCTTCAACAACGAACTTTGTACCCTTTAAACCATACTTGCCGATAAATTCAGCAGTCTTACCAAAAGCAACGCAACTAATAAAATCTGCTGTCTGCTTTGCATCTTCCTTTGCAAATCGTCTATCAACGGCAAGAATAAATCTTGATACTGTTGTATCTTTAGATGTCACTCTTACTTCTGCATCCTTAGTGATTCTACCCATTAAAATACACTTATTCATTCTTTATCCCCCTTAATTATTCTCAATATTCTTTACAGCTTCTAAGCACTTCTTAGCCTTTTCAATATCCTTTATTGCATTGGGATTGCCATTGGCAACGAAAGACTTCAATGTTGCCATAAGTGTTTCGTTCTTCTGCCCACCAAGCTGTGTGCATACCGAAACAATTTCCTTCTTGATAGACTTTAATTCGTCTTCAACATTATCAGCAGTTTCTTTTTCTCTTACTACCGGAGTATACCCTTCCCCTGAGTTTGCCCACTGAATTATCTTCTTTCCGTGATTTTCGGTTAAAAGAGTTGCTCCTTCGTGTTCAAAAATATGAGTGTTATCTTTCTGTACTTCTGCACAATTGGTTTTTTGGTCTATTAAAAATGTTGCTGTAAATTCATATTCAAAACCATCTCTCTGCTTTGCTCCAACTCCTAACTTCTGAACAGAAGTCTTACCTCTGTCATCCTTGCTGAGTTCATACTGATCTTTGCCTCTCATTGTTGCAATAATATGTATAGGAGAATCAGCGATGGCATTTATAAATTTGTTATGACGGGGGGTGATCTTGCCCCATGCCTGATAAGTACCTCCTGCCTGTTGATGTAATTCAAGACAACCGCCCTTACCTTCCCATTCGTGAGAAGAAGAATCAATTATAAGAATGTCATAACCTTCGGCAACAGCGAAATCAATCAACTCCACATACTTTTCAGGATTGTGAGGAGCTTCTACATCAACTATATCGTAATCAAACTCGTTTGCGTAATAATAACCACGCTTCTGCTCTGTATTTGCAAGCAAAATTCTCGCCTTCTTACCAGTCTCCTTTTCGATTTCTTCAGCCATACCTGTTGCTAATCTAAGGCTACCATAAGTCTTACCACCACCCGATGGTGCCATTAACGCAATCTTAGTATAAATCTTTTCTCTCTTAGCCTTCTTAACCTGAAACGTCATTTAATCATCCTTTCAATAAAACAAATATTTTATCTATATAAACAGCCTTTTCAGACTGGAATAAAGAATTTAAATCTATATAAAAGTGGCTTTTCCTATTACAAGCACACACCACCGATGCGCTTATAAATCTTATAATTGGTTTCTTTGTACAACATATAATAACACGCTTTTAGAAAAAGTCAAATAAAAAACTTAATTTGTTATGATTTTTTATCATCAATGAAAATGCTGATATTAACCAATTCTTTATTTTTTGTTACATTAACGAAACTCTTTTTGTTATCAATAACTTTATCTATCTGAATTTCGGATTTTATACACGAATCCTCAATGCCCACAGAAATATTACCATCCCCACTAGCATAATCAATGTTGTAGTGTAAAAACAATAAGTTGCCCACCATTGTAAAAATTCTGTTAAATCCTTTTTCATCGTTTGATTTTATATAAAAATTTATATTAGCATTCATCGTATTCTCTCCAATCGTCTATGTGTTCAACATCCCACTTACAAAAAGGACAAACTTTATCTCTTCATAGGCATCTCGCCCTTGATAAATTCCAGCATAGTCACTTCTTATTTTGAGTTCATACCAACCGCCTGTCCAATTACATTTTGGATTTGTACATTTATACATTCTTCAATTCCTCAAAACCGTTGTACTCATACTTTCCGATAACCCAGCTTATAACCTCCTTGCCACCCATAATCATATCAATAGCATTCTCACTAAGCATCTCGCTATCGGTTTCTGCTATGGCAATCATCTCACTATCATTCTTATTTCTTATCCGTACCACATCTCCCTTGCGAATTTTCTCATTACAAGGCACATTAAATGTGTATCTCTTCTTAGACGGATCTTGTAAAAATCTTACCTGTACTATATTACTCACTTCTTTTCCCTTTCCGTTTCTAAACATCTTTTTGATCATCTCAATACGCTCTATTTCTTCTATGGTTAGTTTACTCATTGCATTCGTGTCACCTTTCAATTACGCACTTACCGTCTGATTCTCTATAATGTGTCATTAACCATTTGCAAAATCGGTACAGATTATGTTCAGTAACATCTACCCACGAGCTACCTCGACACATTCTATTAGAGAATATTTGCCAAGCGATCTTGATTTCGTACTCACAATCAGTGTTGAATTCATCTTCATCTTCTGCATTAGCCATTAGATATTTAATAATGGTGGATGCATCGCCGTCATAGATATTTGGTTTGCACTTCCACTGAATCGAGATTTCTTTACTCATTTTTAAACTCCTTATTTTTAATCTCAAGAACCTCATCAAGACCCAACTCTTTCTTTAAAAGTTTGAGCAACAACTCTCTGTCTTTTTCGGAAATTTCAAAGCCTTCCATTTCTGTAGAAGCAATTGCATTGTTTAATGCTCTCTCTATGTCTATTTCTGTGGCAACTTCTATTCTATCTATAATTTTGCTAGCACCTCTTATCTCACTAAAATCGCCTGTTTTACAGGTAAATCTAACGGAATGATGGATATCATCTAAAAGTTCTTTCCGTGATATAAGTCCGTCAGCTCTTTTTATATAAGCCATTTTTACCTCCTATGCACTATGCCTTTTGTTCCATTCATCAATAGCTTCCTGTTCTTCCGCAGAGACCGCATAATTGAATTTACGCTTTGCTTGTACAATTTCATTATGCCGTACCTCAAGAGTAACAAGACTCTTGTCGATAGAGTCTTTATTTCTTAAAAATAAAATATGGCATTTCCCATCGAGAACTCTGTCAATATACGAAGCCACACAGTTATTCTGCTGAGCTGCCTCATCTTTTATGTCATCAATACAACAAGGATATATGAACCTGTAATCCTTATAAGACATTTCTAACGATTTGTCAATTCTGCTTTTAAACAATTCTTCAGAAAAATTTTTCTTCAAACGATTGTAATTCCTAGTTGCGATTTTGAGTGTTGTTAAAAAATATTTTGGGTATTTATCAAATTTATTACCATTTTCCTGCATCATTCTGGAGTAATCTAATAATTCTCTCATAATAAACTCAACATCATCAATAGCCTCAAATGTTGCTAATCGATCTATGTACCGAAGCAATGCTTTTGCCGAGTACCCCATTTGTTTAGTTAGGATATTAAAGACTGTTTTTTCGTTATGCCCGTAATAAGGATAAAATAAAGCTTCATATAATTCACGATTTCCCAAGCTATTATAAGACAAATTTGAAACCAGAAGCATAGCATTTGGATTTTCTTTATATGACTTAATTACGAAATCTGAAAGTTCAAACTCTTTGTCGATGCAGAGTTTGACTAAAGCACGGGGGATGTCTCTAGCGTCATACGTAAGATTTAAATCCATTTTTATCCCCGCTAAGAACAGAAATTCAAAATCTGAATAGTTTGGAACGTAATTTAAAATAGTGCCAATGTTATTGCTATAGCAAGGGGCTTTGTGGCAAACAAATCTAAAGAAATCCACATAATTTTTATTTATACACGATTGTTCGAGTTGATAAATACCGATGTTTCTTAACTGAGATCGGAGATTCTTGACCTCTTTCCCCGAAAACCCGTATGATTTTTTTGTGGCAAAATCATATTTAACAGTTTTTCCATTCCCAAAATCAAATATCAAAAATTGTTTTTCTTTATAAATTTTCATTTTTACCTCAAAAATATCTCTTTCTCTTGCTCTCGTTGTTGCTAAAATATATATAAGGTGATTCATGACACTTAATCAAAAAATGCTATGTATATAAAACTAACATTTTATCGCTTGTCAACTACTTCCTCTAAAATGCCACCTATCTCGGCTATTATTATGCCGAGAGCTAAAGGCAAGATATTACCTACAACAAGTGCTACACAGCCACCAACTATCCGTATTACAGACTTTGATAAACTGATTATAAAATGTCCCTTACTATTCATTTTACCTCCTTAATGACGTCATCGACAATTTTGTTACACGTTTCTTCGCTTGAAATTACAATATCATAACTGATATGATATTCATTCAATTTGTCAAGAATTTCCTGCTTTATAAGAGATGCCTCTTGCTCGTTGTGTAGCCGCCCTTCGTTTTCGTATGGATGATTTCTTACTAAAAAGAAATTCTTGTTATTGTAAGAGTTAAAAATATCCAACACCGTGGCACGAAAATTTTCTCCAAGCTGTTTGTCATACACCGCCGATAATATTAACGGAGAATCGACAACCATAACTTGCACTTTATCTTTTACTCTACCCATCTTAAACGACTGCTTGCCAAATATGTATTCTTGATGCCTAAAAACTTCGCTATCGTTTTCCCACACCTTGTCTTTGGCAAACTCTGAAATATACTCAGCCGTTATTCCACTTCTTTTCAGTTTAGCAGTAATATCCATCGCACAAGTGCTTTTCCCTGCTGACGGTTCACCGAATAAGTTAATTACTATTGTTTTCGTTCTGTATACCCTCTTTTCTGCGTACTTATCATTAATTTCAATTTCATTCTTACAGTCTTAAAACCCATTCAGTATTCCACTCACAAGGTGGAAGTTCGTTAAACAAATAAGAACATTGATTACAAAACGGGCATTCGGTACAGTTTTGATTTGCAATTGCAGAATTTGCAACTAACGTCTTAATAGATTTAAACGCATCACCCGCACTTGCCTTTAGAGAATATCTCTCGTATTTTTTGCAATTTGAGGGGTTGTCAAATTCTTTACCATCATAAGCAATATACTTTGTTGTCATATAACCGCCTCAATTCATTAAGTCGGACACGGCTTTATTCACCATATCTTTAATGGCTTTTGTTTTTATTAATCTCTCTGCTAGCTTGTCCGAAGTTTTCTCTATTATTTCGTCCTTATATTCTTTGATAAAAGTCTCAGAACACTCCTCTACCAGATTCTTTAATCTGTTTGTGTACTCCCATTCTATTGGCTTTTTATTGCCGGTTAGCTGTTTCATAATATCGTTTCTTATACTGTTTACTATTTGCTGTGACGCTGTATCTACAATAGTTTTCTTTATCGTTTCGTCATCAATATTGATACCAAATTGTAAAATATGTTCCATATTACTGATCCTCCGTAATACTAAATCTTAATATTCCTTGCTTGTCCCACTTGCAAGGAGGGCTATCAGCGAAGAAGTCATCGCAACGGCTTACCAAAGGACAACGATCACACTCCTTATTAATTCTTTCGTTAGATACTATGCCCTTTATTGCTTTAATTAGGGTTTTGTACTGTTGCTTATCCAACTTCATCTCATGTTCCTTGCATCTGTCTTTGTCATAGAACTCTGTTCCATCATAAGCAACATACACTTCTTTGGTTGTCATAGTAAAATCACCTCTTCTTTTTCCGATAAAAGACTTGTTTTATTTTTACACATCTATGTACAACAGAATAGCTTTTTTAAAATAACTATTTGCAATTCTCTGCAAGCACAAATTTACTGAATCGTCATCTTCACACATTGTATATAACACATTTTCGTTTTGTGATAAATAGTCTTCTTTGAACTTATCCACGTCTATATAAATCTTTCCATTCCACTCCGCATATTTTCCTATATCCACTGGGTCAAACCCAAACCTACCACAAAACAAGCTATAATCATCACAGCAGTTTTCGATATATACTACAGGAACTATGGGCAATTCTGGGTTTTCTTTAACAAGTCGTATTAATTCTTCGTTCACACTCATTATTGATATTCCTCGCTTCCATCCATCTTCGCCCCGCAGTTATAGCAGTATTTTGTTTCTTGATAATCGAATGTTCCACAAGCCGAGCATTTGTAGCAGATAAGATTTTTAAATTTTCCTGCCAGTGATACTCTATCGCAAATAGCCACTTCCCAGTGTCCGTGCCTTACAGGCTCGACATCAGCTGCAAGGAAATTTGCTAGCTCTTCTCTCAGAGTGGCATCGTCAAAAGAACAAGTACCTATTAACGGAGGAAAATTTTTACACCTATTTTCTTCGTATTCCAAAAAAGAATTAGCATTTATGTATTTAGGCATCAAATCCAGCCCATCCACTGCATAGCTACCCACCTTGCCTTCAAGTTTTACAACGGTCGTGCCACAACACTCCCACGGTTCAGAATCAACCGTCCATGCTTTGCCTTTATTTTCTGCACTTACCCAATATTTGTCATTCATAATGACTTTATCACCGATTTTTAGATTATTCATTTGTTCTGCCTCCTATCAGCTCAGGATTATCGTAAATGTTGCCTATAACCTCAACGTCTGTGTCAAAATCACAAATATTTGAGAACAGAATGTCGAGACCAGAGCGTTCCCTAAAAATAAACGAACTGTAGTCAAAGCACACCTCGCATAAGAAGTGTTTGTCTTCGCCTTCACAAGTGAACACCGTGACTTTGCATATATCTCCCTCAAAAATCTTCTTGTTGTTCTTGTCTGGTGATCCAGCGTACTGTCCTATCGTTTCGGGGATAACAGTTCTTCTGATACAGTCAGTGCAAATTTGCCAATCGCCGTCATAGCACTTAATCGGAACGCCTAAGCACCACTCGCCATCGTTATATCTTTTATCGCCTTTGCCTCGAAATAAAATTTCTCTCATCTTTTCTCCTCTTATTTAGTCAAATTGTAAACAATAAGTGATATTATTGAACCAATTGCAACTCCTGCAAAGAAAGCACTTATAATATAGAAAATCATTTTATGCCCCTCTCAAAATTCAGACGGTGGCTTTGGTAACGGCATCCAATGCGTTATTATAGTTTCATCGCTGTCAACATCACAAGGTGGGATTATAGCGTTTACGGTTTGCTCTTCGCCCAAAAGGCTTAAATGCCATATTTTTTGACGGCTGTCATACATTGCCGTTGTTACCAAACATCTATCAATGTACGGTGGAAAAACAGCTATCAAATATTCTTTCCACGTTTCAGATTTTTCGGGAAGTTTATCTTCCACACTTATTCAATCGTTCATATTTGCTCTCCTTATTCAAAATCAACAGCCTTAATTTTCGTGATAACTCTTCTACCCATACGGTCGTTTAACTCAACCGCAGGTCTGCCAACCAGACCTTCCATCTTAGCCGTTCCTATTGTTGATACTGGCTTTGTCTTAACATAGTCAACTGCCTGTTTTATAGTTCCTCTCATAATAATGGGAACAACATCAATATTAAAAGCCTGAGCAATATCTTCTACTGATTCTCTCTTTAACTATATGTTGACCGCAGGAAGATAAACATCAAAAAGAATAAACGAAACATCTGGTCTATATGCCCCTCCTCCGTTTATCTTTACGCCATACCCTTCACCGAACAAAATCACTGGCTGATCTCCAAACTTCTGTTCAAAAAGTTCTTCGTTAGAATTTCCACCAAACAATTCTACAAGTTTATTTGCAAGATGAGCTGGGATTTGTGCATTCTCAGTTCTGCCTTGATATGTAACTTTATGTCCATCCCAAACAATCCCTATGTTTGTACCGTCTATTTTTTCAGTAAATACCCACTCGGAGTTTGCAAGATATTCAACGGTTTCGTTTCTGAATTTTTCCTCTATAAGTTTTTTTGAACCGTCAGTGGCTCTTTCAAAAGGGGTTTCGATTTTTAAATACTTTGTCATATTTTTCTCCTTTTTATTTTATTGGATATTGTTTAACCTCTTGCGGTCTTACAATTGTGTTTGGCACTTTTATTTTAGTTCAGAGCGCCAACTGAACGTTGAAAATAACAAACAATCAGTAACTTGTTTGTTAAACCATAATAACCGCAAAAAAATCAGAGAGAACAACACCACGCGGGACTATATTTGTTACTGCAAGTATAGGCGGCCATATGCCCCGTTCTCAATTAGAAAACACGGATTTTTGTTTTTGTTCCAGCCCGTACAGTTTAACTTCCTATGGCGAGGAGAGGTTTGCCTAGGCTCTGGCTGGCACAGTAGGGTTTGAACCTACGCTATCAGAGTCAAAATCTGATGTGTTTACCACTTCACTATGTGCCAATGTAAGTGTGTGATGTAGCAAATCACACACTATCCCTAATAACCGTAAAAACTAGGGCGGTGCATTACGAATTACTTAGGCGATGTTGCTACTCAATCGCTTAGATTTTGCACTCTCACTACCCACACAAAACGTGGCTTTTATGTTTTTGATATTACCCGTACTCTTTAACTTTCTAGGGTGAGAATAGGTTTGTACGAGTATAGAACCCTACTCAGATATTTCCGCATTTCTTATGACGAAACCGTTTTATTATCCTTTCGTTTGGAGCAGATAACGGGAATCGAACCCGCAACTTTGGCTTGGGAAGCCAACGTTTTACCATTAAACTATATCTGCGTTGGTGTCGCTAATCGGACTCGAACCGATACGATATTGCTATCAGCAGATTTTGAGTCTGCCGTGTCTGCCATTCCACCATAGCGACAATTTAATTCAGTAGTACGGTCTATTTCCTCTGAATATCCGGATATTCAGTGTGCATCAGAAACTACGTCAATTACGCAATCCCATACACCAAGCCGATACAGGCTAAATTGTACTACTGAACCCAACCAATGACTCATGAATCACTGGTTAGTCCTCATTCTGTTGCTTTTAAAAGTAATGAGACTACGAGTAGAGCAATTATCTCCTTCTTTATTTATAAGGTCTTGAGGTTAAGACCTTTAGGGATGGTGGGACTCGAACCCACGACACAAATTTCTCTAACCACTGAGTTACACCCCTATGGAAACCATCATCAAAGTTCGTCTCTGCCCTTTCGGGCTGGTGCAGATGGCAGGATTTGAACCTGCATCCTGAAGGACTAGAAGCCAATCTAGGTGTCTGCCATTCCACCACATCTGCATATGACTATTTTTCGTAATAGCCAGACGAAAAGCTTTCTGCTGTTTTGCTATAGTCTTTTTAATAGCATAAGCAAGGTACTTTTTACAATACCTCTAAACACTAAGAATAGCTGGGACACTCGATGCAAGTCTATGCAGCATTGCATATTGTCCTAGCAACAGCTACTCCAACCACAATGTCTATGATGATAAAGCTACTGATACACCCACTTCCATACTACTCAATGTCAAATAGCTCCATGGTTTTAACTCAGTGTTTGTAATCTTTTCACGAGTACTTTCACTTTACTTTGTGTCTATGATGCTGATTATACAAGGCTTATCCACCTTGCTTGCTGGTTTGGTAGCAATCCCGCTGCTCACGACCTAGTTTTACATATCAGATATAACTGATACAACCTCACGGAAATTTGTTTCCACAGACTATTGGTGCATAAGTCCTAACCTCATTCACAGGGTTTAACTTGAACTTATGCCCTCATTAAACTTATCAGCATTGGTGACACCAACGGGACTCGAACCCATATTACCGATGTGAAAGACCGGTTTCCTAGACCTAGTTAGAAGATGGTGCCATATTGTAGATTACTTTGCCTTATTTTTTCTAAAGAGTTTAAGCCACAAGCCACATACTTGAATTGATCAATCGGTGGTAGTTTATCTATTTAATCCATGTTTATTCTCTCTATATAATCAGTTTTAATTTAGTCCCGCAGACTAACTATGTGAGAAACTGCGGCTGGTGAAGATGAAGGGATTTGAACCCTTGACTCACGGATTAAAAGCCCGTTGCTCTACCATCTGAGCTACATCTCCATATTGGTGGGAAGAATTGGATTTCGACCAATATTCCTCGTTGCAATCAAGTGCATTTTTTATGCTATCTTCCCATAAAACCTACCTCTCTACCTCAGTTTCAAGGCTGTCATATTCCCACAGGAGATATAACTATTTAAGGGATTGGAGCGGAAATTCTCAACCTTGCAATCACAGAATAACCGGTTCGTCTACTTCTCATGCAAGCTATCGCCCGTAGAAAGCGGAATGTGAATATCCGCTGGTGCAAAGAGTGAGATTTGAACTCACACTGACTGGATTTTAAGTCCATTGCCTCTGCCGTTGGGCTACCTTTGCGTGTTGTATGTTTTCTGTTGATTTTTAAAGTTCTACGGCGAGAAAAAACATACAAAACTCTGAACTTCCCACATTTAAAGTCTGTAGGATAAGACTTGCTAATCAACAGGTGTGGATTTGCACCACACATGACAATCTCGTTCCCATCATTTCTGATGCCTATTTACAGTTGTTAGGTTTGAATTGTCTCGCTCTGTATTCTCATGCCGTTTCTGCAAGTAAACTTATTGCTGTCATTACAACAACCATACTAGAGTCTACCTATTCCTCCACTGTTGATTATTATAAAAGCCGTCTTTTATTAACAAATCATTTTTCTATATATAATACACGACACAGCGTTCTGATTTTCATCAACCCTGTATGCTTTTTCGCATTTATATACCTCTTCACGGTATGTTTCTCCGTCATTCTGTGTTGCAAGAAGTGCCACTCTAACTTCTCCAATATCTTTGGAATCAAGAAGATTCTGATTGCGTATATAGTCCTCACACTCACCAATTGTTCCTGTAAAAGTATTGTCTGCGTAGCCATTTGATTCTGTTTCTACGCTATAAATTTTCTCTACCATTTTTACTTTATAATGTTCACACCTCTTGCAAATTCCATATAATATTCTCTTGTTGAATAACTCACAAGTATATCTGTAATCTGGGTGATCAAAGGCATTATTGCCAATATTTGTATCTTCTGTCCTTAAATAACAACAATTTTTCACAACCTTCTCCTCATAACTTAGATAATTTCTCGTTTAGCTCTGCGAGTTCTTTCTCATAATAATCAATAAGCGTATCTAAGGCTTCTTGTTCAAGTTCAAGGCATTCCCTTCCTCTATAATGAATTTTGAACTCATCTGGATAAGCCCTGTCCTTAAAGAAGTCTAGATAGCATTCAATCTTTTCAATTCTCGCCATTATTTTTGTAATCTCAGATGCTTTATTCCTGTTCATAATCTCTTATCAACCTTTCTTAAAATTAAAAAACCTGTGTTTGTATTTATGAGTTCTTTTATATTCTTCAAGATTATTAACATTTAAAAGCACATTTTCTAACTCGCCTTTGTTCCGCATCGAAGGTGAGTCCTCTTCAATTTTATCTTCGACATAAACTATTGTATTTCTATTGGTATCGTGCATTGTTTTTGAAATTATATAATAAGTACCATCTTCTGATCCATGTAAGTCGTCATTTATAAAAATCATTTTGCCTTCTTTAATCCATTCTAAGTCACTTGGGGATAAAACGCATTCTGCTATTTTATTATCTGATTTAAGACAATGACATTCCTTATCTTCAACAATAGTTGCTGTAGTATGGTGTAGTCCAACATCCCAGTCTTTTCGTATCTTCCATCTTTTTGAGAATATACGTTGTCTGAATATAACGGTCATAATAAAATCCTCCTATGAAACTTAACTTTCATACAGTTATCTTTCAATACGGATTTTGCCTTTTTTTTTGCGTTCTTTAAGAGCGTCATTAGCCACTTTGCTTACCCATTCGTTGTTGTCTTTTGAAAGAAATACAAGTGTTTCGACACTTGTATTTTTATTTTCAGCAACCGCATAACGAACATCAATATCTACGTCTTTGGCAAGCACAGCAAGCAACTCAGCAGAGGTGCTTTCGTTTAATGCAATCCGTTCACGAACCGACCAATGCTCGTCCTGTGCAAGAACAGTAATAAATTCAATAGAAGTGTTTTTATTTCTTGCAACTTCCCAACGAACATAAATATCTTCATCTTGTGCAAGCACAGAGAGAATTTCAACAGGTGAGTTCTCGTTTTCTGCAACCGCCCAACGAACATCACAATTTTCATTTTCAGCCAAATTGTTAAGTATCTCAACATCAGAAGTGCTACAAGCTAAGTTTATAAGCTCTTCTTCTGACATTTTACTTATCTTTGATAAAATGTTTTTTTTACTCATATTGTTTCGTCCTTTCTGCAACGAATTTATATTTACAATTGATTTATGGTTCATTAATTCACATTACAAACTTAACGTTTTATTCTCATCAAATTCACCCGCAAAGAAAAGATACATCACATCGACATCGTATCTGTTTTTCGCCATTTCTGTTGAAACTAATTTATATCCAGCTTTTGCGTGGCAGTCTAAAATCTTTTGTAATTCACTTGTTGCATAATTTGAGCATACATATACTTGGTTTTTAATAATCATGCAATACTTTACTCCTTCTCAACTAATAAAACTAATCTTTTATTTCTCTGAATCGGGTTTATTATCTCGTGGAACGATTGACCCGTCTGATTTCTTTATAAATTTAAACTTCCCTTCTACAAAAGGCTCGTTCTTCCAATCATCATATTTTTCAATCTTGATTATTTTTAGCCAAGAGAAAGTTTCTTTCCAGTAAGTACGAATGTCTTTTATCTTTTCTCCAGCGGTACAAGCTACTAAGTATTTAGTGGTTTTATTAGGACGATAATCTGCCCAGACATTATAAAGTTCTGTTTTCTTACTTCTTGGCGTTCCGTAAAGATCCATATGCCACGGTCTTATCATTTTGTCATTCCTTATTTCATCTTTATTATATATCCTAGTTGCCGTTTCTTTTTCCATAATTGCCACCATTTCTTTGGCTTAAAGATGATTTCCGAAACCACAAATTGAGAGTCTTTGTACTTGTCACTTATAGAAACTTTTTCTTCACTACGAATAAATAGCGTGTCTCCTGATTGACAATGTATTAACCTTACTGGCGTTGTAGGATAATCTTCGGCGTAAGTTATCACTTTGTAAAATTCTAAACTCATTTGTCACTTCTTGTTTTACGTTCTGTACTTTTCGTTGATTATTTCGTAATAATTTTCAAGTTTCTTAGGAAGCCCAGATTCTGCCTGATCCCACATCAAAAATTCACACCAATTATGTATAAACTCATTCATATCATACCATGGAACGTAATCGTTAAGTGTGAAATGCCTATCGAAATCATCTCTTATATCTACTGAGATTTCTGAAATAGGTATTCTCTTGGCAAGCCTACATAACCACTTAGTAAATTCCCTTTTCGTTTCATTCAAAACTCTTCCCCTAAGTTTGCCACTTACTACAATCAAATAATCTGACTCTAACGCCCATATCCCATATCTATTGTTAGGCAACATAATCCACCGCCCAAAAGCATCACACGAATGAATTTCGTCATACCCATCCTTTTGAATAATGTAACTTTCCATATTTTCATCAGAACCTGTCACCTTCGGAAGATGTGCAAGTATAGTTTCTAAGATGTATCTCTTCTCTGCTTTGGTTCTACCTCTCGGTGAAACCTCAATAACTCCCGATATATAAGTCCAATTTGACATTTTAATGCTCCTTTTAAATTTTTAATAGTATGTATCCCAATCGGCAGAATCATCTCTGCCGAGATAAACCATCTTTATTACGCTACCCTTAAAAGCATCGTAATAATCAAGTGACCCATATCCATACATCTCACTTGAAACCGAATATTTATCCATTATAAATTCAAGCAAATTCCCAGCATATTCTCCATTGTAGTCAATCGTTGGTGTGTACATATTGTTTTCGTCACAATCAATATCCCATTTGCCATCAGCCATCATAACCGTAAAAGTCTTACCTGTATCTAATGTAACTTCAAACCTATCGCCTATATCGGTTGAATAGTAACTACCCAAAGCAACAAGATAATCATTGTTATATCTTCTCATTCCATATTCATCAGTCCACGCAACTTGTTGAAGTCTGTAATGAGGAGTGTACCATAAATCATAAGATCTATAGTCTGTACAAAACTTAACATGAGTCGGAACACTGGGAATTTCACATTCTTCTCCTATTTCAAATTTAGATGTGGAGTCTTTTATAATAGTAGTTTCTTGATTTTCCTCGTTAGATGTAATTTCTTTATGTTCCCATTTAGAATTGCTTTCGGTATTAGGTTTAACAACTGTCAGCCTAAAAGGATTGCCACAATCATAGTAATTTGTATTTATCTGATATTCACTATCTTCTCTGCTCAAATTATATTCGCTCTTGTTTTTGTTCCCCATATAGATTGATGTTATGATTGCAAAGCATAAACCAAGAAAACCGAGAGTTATTAAGTCTTGTCTTTTGCCCTTATTCATTTTATCACCGCTTTTATAAATCTTATAATTGGTTTCTTTGATATCTCTTATTATATCCTAATTTCGATTTTTGTCAATCAAAAAAGATTGTATGTTAGAAAAAAAGCAACAAAAAAATCACCCTGCTACTAACAAGGTGATTTGATCTATTTTTTAGCAATTATAAAGCAATTTTTTGACACGATCTATCTCTTCTTCTGAGTGGACTGTACCACCACTATTCATATCAATGTACCACTGTAACATTTCCTTTCGTGTTTGTAAACAATTGATATTGAATTTTAAAGAAAAAGAGTAAAGTGCATTGGAATCTTCAAATTCGTTACAATATGTACCAAATATCGGGATTTCATTTTTAAGAAATCTTCTCATTGCTGTAAGACGCTGAAGACCATCTACACAGTACATTCCTTGTATATCACAAAGTTCCGATTTATGTGCAGAAAAATCAGGACAATTGAAGTATATGACGTTTGCGCTTTTTCCCCCCTCTGAAGAAAAATTCCAACCACTTAATCTGTTGTTCTTCAGACCAGACATTACCTCGTTGGAAGTCGGGATTCAGATGAAGCCCGTATGCTTCATCGTATGATGCTAAATTGCGTTCCAAAAAAGCCAATAGTATATCTACTTGATATGAGCCGTCTGGCATAAATTTTGGTATATCTTGAAATCTCATGATTAGCCCTTCTTTCCTTTTATCATCTTTCTATTTCACGGGAAGATTTTACTTTCGTAAACTTAATATTATCAAGCTTCTTATAGTCAAGTATGATTTCTTTTTCGTTTCTTTGGTCTGTATATGCGATAATATCTTTTCTGTCTACCGTAGTTTCACAAACAATGCCCTCTTTTTTATAGGCAATATCGGTTGCAAAACGAGTTGCGACTTTTTTAGATAAACTCCAATTGAAACCTTTAGCGTGGTCTTTCTCTTGTACGCCTCTGTATACCGTCACTTTATCAGGAAGGTTATTATAAACAGTGTAATCTTCATTATCCATTAAAGATTCTTTGTCTGCCGCCTTCAGCCATTTCATAACGGCTGTTTTTAAAACATTAACATCGTGATTAACGTTTACAAAAGACCACCATAGAGCTAATTCATTACCACATTCTTTTAATGTAATAGTATTAGACTCATAAAGAAACCTCAAAAAGCATACTTTGTAATTATTCCTGATGAGCCTTGTGATTGCTGTTAAGCTATCGGCTTTTTTTATGAACATATTATTATAATCGGAAAGAAATCTGTCATAACGTTCTGGCTCTTCTAAAACGTTGAAGATTCCTTCTTTGTCGCAAATCATAATGCTATCGAAAAAAGGGTGATGCACAAATATAGGAAATTCTTTATTTTGTTCCATTTCCAAGTGCAAAAAAGAACTTGCTATTGATTTCACTTTATTTAAGTCCATCGAACCGACTCCCTTCCATCCTTTTATGATTTTTTTTATTTAAATCCGCTATTTTAGCATTTTTTGTTCATATCTCGCACAAACAGTCTAAAACGAAGAATCGTATCATTCTTTGAAGTGCGTGATAATTTTAATATCCAATCTTCATAATAATTACTGTTGTCTATACGTTTTGGTAATTTTCCATTTCTAAAAACATTCTCTTCTTTCATTTTTTCATACATCCTTACGAAGCTGCCATTCTCACGGATTGAGCTAATAGTCAATCTCGGTAATATATGTGACACTTGTCTTTGGACATAATTTTTTAATACAGGTGTATCATTGGCATTTTCTAATTCGATTTTATTTGAATTTATCTCACGAATATAAGACTGTCCCACTTGTTGCCTACGGAGTACATAACAAGACGATTCATATCTTCCATATTCTCCATTTTTATCTATATATTTATTTGCATATATAGTTCTATCTAAAACTTGCTGAATAGTATTAGAAAATGAAACTTCTCTATCAGATAAGCGTATTATGGCATTGTTAAAATCAACATCGGCAATTTTTAAATTGCAAATTTCGTCAACAGACAAGCCACACCAAGCTAGCAATGCCGAGCATAACCCAACATTATATTTATCAAAAATCAATTGCCGTTTTTCTCTTATCAACTCTTGCGAAAAACCCTGCTTTAGCACATCGTTATACATATTTGTATACAAATCTTCAAAAAAATCTGAAAAGGATTTGTAATAATGAACGTTCACATTTTTTTCTTTTCTTATTTCATTAAAAACTTCTGATATGTTGTATGTTTCTTTGTTATAAAACTCGCAATACCAAAGCAGATACTTCTTAATATTAGCGATAACAACACTGATAGTATTTCCAGCTTTTAGATTTTTTACGATTTCAAGGACAGATTCCTTTACTTCTGTATCGGAAAATTCTCCAAAATCTTTGCCCAAATTTATCTCAAAAGGTTCTAATTTATTCAGATAGCTCTTAGTTATCCTTGAATTAGATGAAGTTTTAAGATACAGTTCTTTTACCTCTGTGTTATACATACCGATACCTTCCTTATATGTCTTTACTCAAAATTATACACGAAACAACCCGAAATGTCAATCAAAGTATGCCTTTAAAAGATGCAACAATAGCATTTTTGATAGCTTTATACCCGTCTTCATTCAATTCCCCTATTTTGTTGATAAGTTGTGACTGATTGATTGTCACAATCTGCTCCATAAGACAAGTACTTGTTTTTTTGAGTCCACATTCTACACCGAGATCTGTATGCACAGGTAAAAGATTTTTTAGTTGGCTTGTTAGAGGTACAACTATGGTGGTGGGACTATATTTATTGCCTACATCATTTTGCAGAACGATAACAGGTCTTTTCCCACATTGGATGCTCCCATCTCTTTCACCTAAGTCTGCAATCCAGATTTCTCCTTGCAGAATTTTATTTATTTTTCTAATTTCCGCAAAAGTTACAATCGGTTCAGCAGTTCTACAAGCCATATTATTCTCCTTCCGCTTTTACTCGTTCTGAGAAACAGCAAACCCATATTTTTCACATTTCTTTGGGAATGCCTTAATTATTTCGTCAATAAGGGCTATCTTTCCGTCATTTTCTTTCTTTTGTTTTACTATTTTTGTAGCATAGTTACTTATTTTATTGTTACTATGTATCTGTCGTGAAATTTTTATCTTCTGAGGACTATTCCCGGCGAAATCCTTGATATTTAATCTTTCAAATCTGAAAGTGTTATCTTCAAAATTGAAAACACAACAAAGAGTTAAATTACTGTCAACTTGCCTTATAATTGACTTTTCTTCAGCATCCTCAATTATCTCAGTTAACTTTTCTCTTTGAGCATTATCGAGTACAAGTTTAAACAAATCTAATGCTACTACCGCAACATTTTTGTCATTAACTTTAAGATAACTAAAGTTATCGTCAACAATTTCTTCCGTCAAAACTGTTGCCAATCCACTTCCCGTTATCTCATCAATAGGAATTGTTTTTAACCCCTTCCTGTTGTATGCTTTTATATTGATAGATCTTGTGTCATCATCAAAAGTAATAACATAGTCAACTGATCCATCGTCATTTTTCTTAACACATATACCCTCAATAACATTTTCGTAATTGAAAGGAAGCACCCACTTTATCCTTTTAAAATCTCTATAGAACCCTATTCCTATAGGATTATCTTCCACACATCCTCCGTAACAAACTTCACCATCTATGATGTGTGTGTTGTACTGGCTTAAACTATCTTTCAAATCCCAAATTATCTTTGAATCCATGCTATTATCCCTTCTTTTATACCTTTATTCCCCTATAAAATTAAGGAGAAAATCATTCATTACTTTTACTCTTCCCTCAACTTTTGTTTTGTGTGTGCTGCCTGATCCACAACATTCAAGATATTCGTTACTTTTGCAACCAGTTTCAAACCAATCGGTGATGAATTTTTCATAGTCAGTATCTGATACATCGTTTTCATCACAGAAATCTGCATTCATAACGATAGCAGGAATGTTTATAGGCTTGAGTAACTTGTTGTTTTCATCAGTATCAACGATATTATCATTAAGTTTATCAAGAATGTCGGCAAAATATTCAAGCTGTTTATCATCATAGTTTTTGCTGAAGAATTTAGCAAATTTAACAACTTCACACGCTCCAAAATGGGCATAGTTATAACCGCTTAACAGCATTAAGCATTTTAAGATTGTTTCCTTAACAACTCCATGCTTTCTCTGAGATTTACTGATATTTACACGTTCCCAGAATGGATGTTTCTCAATCTCATTGATTTTGCTTGCAAGTTCCGTGCCTAACTGTACTACAGCCTTCTGCTGTTTTGTGAAAATAGAGCCGTTATTTAAGCGATAAAACTGTTCTTCTATTTCCTCATCTGTATACCCTCTCAGATAGACAATATCAAAAGGATACATTGTGAAACGCTCCTGAAGTATCTCAGACAAGTCTTTGTATTTGAGTCCGGCTATTATGTATTCCTTGTCACCGATAGTAATGTTGTCGGTGTCCTTAGATAACTTAAACTCATTGTTGTAAAATGCCATCAGAGTTGACAATCTTTGTTTTCCGTCAATGACTGTCCACACTTCCCCGCTATCGACTTCTTCTTTGATAAAGTACAAAGCAGGAACAATCATGCCTACAAGAATAGAATGAACAAGCAAACTCTGCTGCTCACTATTCCACTGCCCACCATCACGCTGAATAGTGAAGTCAAAGTTTAGCTTTTGTTTCTCATACCGTTCCGTGAATGTTTTTACGGTACAGGTACTTAGTGTGTGTTCCATTTTGTATCCTCCTATAATTTTTGTTACTTGTTACTAATGTAACCTTGTGATGCTAATTGTACCAAAATGTAACCTTTTTATCAATAGTAAAAGTATACAAAAGTAACAGAAAAAATTAGTGTAACTTTTTATACAAATAATTTCTTGACTTTGTGGTTACTTAATGGTACAATAAGGTAAGATGAGGTGATTATTATGCCAATTAAATACGACAGATTATTCCACCTTCTTGACGAAAAGAATGTAAGTTTAAACTCTTTGCGATATTTAAAGGTTGATCCTTTGAATCCGAAAACAATACAATCTATTCGCAAAGGGGATTCTGTAGCTCTGCCTACTCTGTGCAGATTATGTGATGCTTTGGAATGCGACATTTCCGATATTGTGGAATATGTACCCGATGCTGATGAGTCAGGCAGAAGAGGCTTGGCATTCCAAGAATCTGATACGGTAATTACACTTCGGCTATTTGGAAATCCAGCATCCGCAGGTTACGGAAACGATGTTGACGAAAACGACTTTACTTTAATTAACGTTAAATCAAATCCTTTAACAAACAAGGCTGATTATGCTGTTAGAATAAGCGGTTATTCAATGTACCCGCAATTTGATGAAGGAGATATAGTCCTTGTAAAGCAACAACCAGACGTTAATATCGGTGAAGTAGGTATCTTTACCGTTAATGACAACACATTCATAAAAGAAAGAGGTAAAGGGGAGTTGATCTCTGTAAATCCTAACTTCCCCAATATTCACTTCACAAAAAATGATTCCGTTGTCTGCAACGGGCTTGTACTGGGTAAGGTTGATAGAATAATCAAATTGCCTAAAACGAAACTTGTTAATAATTAGTTTCCAAAGCCTTTTTAGGCGTAACCTGTTGGAACATATCACTTGGCGACTGCCCATATGCTTCGCACATCGCAGAGAATGTCATTATAACGAATTTCCATTCATCCTGCTTAATGTGCTGTATATAGGGCTGGTTGCCTCTTCTTTTTAGCGATATACCATACTTATATTGCAAGTTCTTGTACAATTCGTTCCACATCTTGCCAAAGTAAATCTTAGTAACGGATGCAAGTTTTCTTACTCCAGCATTTAACTTGTTTCTGTCCTTCCATTCCAATATGTCACCAGCCAAAGCCTTGTTGTCCTCTTTTAACTTTGTAATGTGGCGGTTCTGAAATGCATTGTATTCCGTTGTAGCTTTTAACAGATCATTTATGTTTCCGCTTGCGAAAGCCATTCCGACATTTGTTATCAGCCTCTGCTCCTCGTTAATATCTTCCGTCTTGATCTCGTTAGAAGTCTTTTCTTCTATATTGAGAAGCTGTGTTCTGACTTCTTTTGCTACAGCAGAATCACGGAGTAACATTCCGATGCGGAGAATAGCTCTACGAGTGAACACTCTGATTCCTCTATTTGGAATAGTTAAAGTGTCACCATTTTCGAAAGTTAGCAATGCTTTTCCTTTTGAGGTTTCTAAATCCACAACTTGTGGAATTAGAAAATTTTTATAACCTCTTGTTCCTACTCCATCCATTTTGAGTTCTTCGCTGTTTAATTCGTACACTCTGTGGATTGTTTTTATATCCACATCATAAAAGTCAGCTACCTGCTGTGCCGTTGCCACATCTGCGTAAGGTATCAGCAATAAATTCTTTACTCTTCCCAGCACTTCGTAATGGCTGATGCAATTGTCCCTGAGATTTCTATCCTCTGTAAACATTAATTCATTCATGTTATGTAATTCCTTTCATATTTGGGTTTTTCGATTGATGATTTTTGTTTCCGCTGCCTACATCTCATTCACTTCCTTTCAAAGTTTAACATTTGACAAGCGGATTTTTTTGTGTTAAACTATTCTTGCGGATTTCCGTTGTCTTTATTATAATTCTAATTTATAGAATTGTCAACGCTTTAATTTCAATTTACAGAATTTTTGTACACTTCGACAAAACAAAGGTGGGGATATTTGTGTTCTTTGAACAATTTGATATGCTTTGTAAATCCAATAACACAACTCCAACCGAGTTTGTGAAAAATATTCTGCAATTAAGTACATCCAAAGTAACCTTATGGAAAAATGGTTCTCTTCCAAAACCGGAAGTATTAACCCAAATAGCTAAATACTTTAATGTTTCTGTTGGCTATCTCTTTGATGGGGAAACAAGATATGATTCCATTCCATTAGACGAGCAGCAGCTTCTAACAGACTACAGAACGGTCGATTCTGTTTCCAAAGCTGTTATCAGAGAAAGAGCTAAGACTCTCGCTGAACAAGCAAAATCCAATAAAAATAACGGTTAGTTCACAAAAGTGAATTAACCGTTTTCTTTATTGTTGTATTCTAACACAATATCTTGTTGAATCAGAAATCTTATTTCGTTAAAAATATCTTTTATTTCCGATTCTCTATATTTTGTGTTCCTCAAGAAACTTTCCAAAGAAGTCTTTTTCTGCTTGTTTTCTTGCAGCGACAGCTTCTTCAAACGTCGCATAATATCCTAAATGATACTGCTTCTGTTTAAACATTATGTAGGCTCTGTACCTATTTCCTCTTTTTATAACGCCTGTTGCTCCTGAAGTGTTTGTTTTAATAATACGATCGGGTTTCGCTATTGTTATAGCATTTGTCCCATCAACAAATCCATCATAAAATTTATTGAAGTTGTTTTTTCTTCTGTGTCCACAAGATCTAATGTTCCCATAAAGTACAGCAGATAGCATAGCGATAATTTCTTTTCCACAACTACATCTGCACCTTACCATAGTTCTATATATTCCATTACGATATTCCATACCAACGACTTCTTCTATAGTAAGTTCATTGTAAGTTTCTCCAATATGCTTTTTAGCCTTTTCAATATAAGGTGATTCCGTTTTAAATTTAGGCTTTGATTCCATATCTTTAAACCCTATTCAATTTCTTCTTCAGCCACCCAAGTAAGTCCGACAACTCCGTATTCTCCGTTCTCATCGTAAACTCTTTCTTGTAAATAATAAATACAACAGGAAAGAATTTCTCCGGATTCCGTAATTGTTAGCTTGCCAACCGTCTTATGCTTTGATAACTCTTTAAGAGCATCCTCTCTATCAACGAATATTGAGATTTCATTATAGTTTCCATCATCCTCAATATCCGTATATTTCTCATATATTTCTCCTGCCGTAACTGTTTTAGGTAAATCAGCTTTTACCTGAACAAGCACATATCTTTTCATATCCATATCAAAATTCCTCTTCTTTAGTTTTAATTCTGCGAATACTTTCTGCGGTATTCGTCCGCACGAATATACTTACTATCAGCATTGTAATTGAAATTTTCATAATATTCAAAGAATATCTGATTAGCATTGATTCCGATACTCCCAGCTTCCTCAATCAGTTTCATATGGCTTTCCCAATTGCACTGACGATCAAATAAATCAACGAGCCGTCCCAATTCCCTCTGATTTCCCTCAAACATATCATCTGAAAATTCATCTGATTCTTCGTCATAATAATCTTCAATCAAAGAATCAAGTAAACTTTCCATTTCTGAGATTTCAGCATCGTTAAACAAACTTGTGTTAACATTTGATATATAACAACGGATATCGTCAACGTCCCGATAGTTTGGATATAAAGCATATGCAAGTAAATTTCCGTTATTATCCGTGAGTACATCATACCCCTCTTCCTCGATAATTTCCGCTGTATCTAACAGCCTTGTGTAAAAAGCTGATCCTTCCTCAAAAGTTTCACCTTCACAAACTCCTTCATAAAATTTGCGGTCTTTTAATTCCATCATTTCAAAAATCCCCTTTTATTAATTTTTAGTATTCCATTTTATAACTGCTCGTTTTACACTCGAATATGCATCTGTACGGGATTTGCAAGCATTACATATAATATACCATGTATCTCTTATTTTGGGATAGCGACAAAGAGAATATACAATTTGTACATCAGTGCTTCCACAATTTCCGCAAGGGCATATCTCTTTTTCATATTTTTTTGTGTAATCTTCTGCTTTTTTATTATTGTCAATATATGTTATTTCCATTTTTTAATGTACACCTCGATTATTTTTTCTATACGGGTAAACTCTCAACTTAATGAACAATCATGCACGGTTTATTTCATAGATGATATTATAGAAAATCTATCATATGCCTTGTATCGTCTATCCCTCTAAAGTAGTTAAACCCATCTACTTTTAATTCTGCTGTCCTTGCAAATTCCAATAGTCTTTCTTCGGATGCTCGTAGGAAGAATGCCGTTTTTTAAGATTGATGGCAAATCCCTGTAATCACAGTTATGATAAAGCATCATTTTCCGTTCCTCCATTTCTTCTATTATACTATTGTTTTCGGAATAAGTCAATAGCTATAGCACTGTCTTTCGACTTCTCTTTCCTGACGGTTGATAAAGTCTATGTTCCGTTCAATCTGTTCAACGTTGAAACATAATCCGCACAGTTTGCGGATATGTTTCCGGTAGCATTCCTCTGCCGATACAGTGCTTGTAGTGATTATGTTTCCGTACTGGCATACCCAGCACCATCCCCGTTCCCTTGTTTTAATGTACTTTGGTTTCATTTGTTAATCCTCCTAAATCTTCCATCCTTGTTTAAATCAATAACTGTAGCATTTTTAAGCCCATCCTCACTAACTTTGAAGGGGGCTAAAGCACCCATGCCGATGCCGTTGTAAAAATTAAGAAACCCCCTTTTATTACAACAAATATCGAAATCCGTTCCGTCATCTATTATTGACATTGCAATATCAAGTAATGCCAAATTATAATAATTGTCTTTTATCTTTACCAAATAACCTTCCTTGTTTTCTTTGATATGGTTTTCTACCACAAATTCTTTTTTTAAAAGTTTATATCCCCTACTCTTCGCTTCTGCTATAATCTGAGCGATGTTTAAAGTCATTTTTTCGTCATAATTGAAAAAAAGCTGATCAACTCTGAAATATGTTTCAGGATATTCCATCAGATCAATTCCACTATGATTTTCTGATGTTAAAACAAGGCTTGCAAGATTACAAAAAGATGTATATTCTTTTCCTTTGTACTCAACCTTACACGCCTTTTGTGTAGCCTCTATTGTACCGGGTATATAGGTAAAATATTTTTTCATTGCGGTATAACGCTTATTAACTTTATCCCCACCTAATTTTTTTAAACTACTCTTGTATATTTCTTCTGCAATAACACTCTTTAAAAGCTCAATTTCGCCATTGTTGAGCATCTGTAAAATCTTTTCGTTTGTCATTAGTTAATCCTCCTTATCAATTTCAATACTTTCCCTTATCTTCTGAGCAATCTTTGATGATGATCTCATATTAATAGGTAATTCACTTTCTATTTCGTTTCCTAATAATTTCAAAGCCGAATACAAGAGCGACAATTCCTCTTTTGTGAAAGAGTTTGTTATTTTTATTTTCATCTGCTAATCCTCCATAACTGTTTCAATCTTGTTCCGTCCGATAACCTGCTGGGATATAACAAGATCAGAATATTCTCTGTCTATGTTTCCGCTGATATAGTTGTTCACTATAAACTTAATCATTAAGCAGCCATCCTCTTCTTATCAATTTTCCATCAACAAAAAGCCTATAAGGGCATTCTATTTTTTTTGCATACTGTAGACCCTTCCTTATTGATTCAAATTCCATTGGGAGAAACTCATGTCCCCACGGTGTGTTACATATTACCGTACATTTTTTTGATCTTGACATCTTTTTCCTATCCTTTCAAGCACAATGTTTTCCGTGTGTTTCTGTTTCCGTTGTTTCTTCCGTTCCGCTGCTGTGATACAATTTCCGATATTCGTTTATTGATCCTATAAGGATAAAAATTCCTATGGTTAGTGCAAATACTAAAAATGTTCCATCGCTTGAATAAACTGTATAAATTATGCCTATAGCAATAAGGCATAAGCTGCTTGCTATTTCCGATATGTAATCCCGCTGTAAAAATTCCTTTATGCGTTTCATTTTGTTAGTCCTCCCAGTTGCAATTGGTTAAAATTGACAGAACATTATATAACGTTCTCCAGCAGTCTTTATTATATTTGTTTTCTGCTCAAATGCCTTTCTTATAGTCGCTGCGTGTTCAGGTTTCAATACATTTAATGACACCTCAAAAAAATCCTTATTGCCTAACCAGTCAATAGAAAATTCATAAAATTTTCCATCTTTATAAGCAAAATATTCACCGTTTATACGCTTTGTTTTGTAACCATCGGCTTCAAGGTTTTTTCTATATTCTGTTATCATCATAATCTTGTTCCTTCCAAATTATTTGTATTTGCCGTTCTGGATATTCTTCATAAACTGTCGCTGTGACATCTCACCCGTGCTGACTTTCCAGGAATCCTCCTGCTCGAGCTTCCAGTTATTGTGATAAGAGGCCGGAATCTGCGGTTCGCAATTCTTCCAAATACCATAGATAATTAATCCGATAAATAATACTATAAATGACATATGCTTATTTTCCTTTCTATTTTAATACTGGTTTTTATATATATGTTTTGTCGAATAAATATTTTCTATTCCATCAACGGCTAGTGCGTTGAATTGTGAGCATATTTTTTCAAGTTCTTGTTGCTTCTCATATGCTAAAGCGTATATCCTCTTTAAATCTGCTATAGTGCTATTTATATCATTAAAATATAAATTATTGATATAAAATAGCTCTATTTCTTCAATGCTAATTGTTTGAATTTTGTTATTAATCAATAACGGTTTCTGTTCACCGTTAATATATTTTGTACCGCATTCTATAGATAAATTTGTTTTTAAATCCGTTAAAACATATTTATATTGCGAATAGCTTTTACTGATATATGCAATACATCCGGTTATCTGTTTTATTTCCTCTCTGATTTTTTCTTCTGTTTTTTCCCCATAGGGCTTACCTGAATACTTGTTAAAAACTTCTAATACTATAGGCATTATTTCAGTAAATAATGCTATTTTTGCATTATTTCTAAGCAGTTTTTCTGCTATAATAATATCGTTGAGTGTCGTTTGTAAAGTGGCTATTTCCTGATCTATTTGCATCAGCTCATCTTTCTCCGTTTTTTTCTTAAAACGTTCATCAATTTTTTTATTCAAACGTTCCGTAATTTTGCTTCTTTCTTCCCTTATAGAATGTATTTCGCCTATAATTTCATTGTACTTTTTCATGTGTTCCTCCTTGCCCATCAGAGCGACTTAAAATTGATTATGTATTGGCACAGCCTCTGCGGGCTGGGATAGGGCTTGATCCGTTCAAACCCTTCAGAAAACGTTACTTGATCAGCAAGCAATTTTTTCCATAGCCTCAAGCAACGCCATTTTTGCGGTATCCGTCAGCGTAACAACGGCATTAAATCCGTTTCTGTTAGGGCAAATATCACGGCAAATTTTCGTGATTGCCCAACATTTCCCGTTAAAAACGGCTGTAAAATGTGTTGACTCTGGAATGTACCTATAGGCGTTAGGAAAATATTCCGCTCCGTCATAGTGTACCGATACGCCGTTCATTTTTGCTTTTGCGATAGGATATTTTGCAAGAATACCGTTAAGAATTTCAACGATATTTTCCGCTGTCAGCGTTCTAGCTGTGCAACGGTGCTGCACGGTGTTTAACGCCTCTGTGAGATCGGCGATCTTGTTTTCTGTGTTCAGTATGATTTTTTTCATTGTGATTTCTCCTTGTAAAATATGTATGTTTAGCGTACTTTTGCCCGCTATAGCCTATAGTTTTGGCTATCTATGCCCCGATTACTCAGGGCGTAACGCTCACAGCCTAAAGCCCTTTTTATAGTCGCTGTGACGACTTTTAGCCCTCCTACTTTGGCTCAAAATTACTTTATGTTATAATTGCTTTAGCTCCTCATCTGTATTAACTGTGCCTGAAATCTTGCAAAATGTTTTTTCGTTGTGTAAAATAAAATAACGAAAATCAAATTGAAACCCGTTTTTCGCTTGTGCGTTCCACTTGTTATACTGTTCTTTTGTTAATTTTGCCATTTTGTGCCATCCTATCCGCCCATTTGGGCTATGTATTTTTTGGGGTAATCCCAATACCGCTTTTAGCGGTATTTCGTCTTAATTCTCAAAGACTCACCAGGGGATTTTTAAAAAAGATAATGCCTTTTTACCGCATTTCTATAGATTGATAATCTATAGATAACATAATTTTCTTGCATATAATCATAATCATATACTTGCCATTTTTCGCCATCGTTAAGCATATATTTTTTTTCGTTGAGCGATTTTGCAATGCGATCTGCACTACTATCAGGCGCAAAATATGCCCGTTCTGTTGAGTGAACAAATTCTTTACCTTTTTTTGCAACAGCAATTAATTTCATAATTTTAACCATCCTTTATATGTATTTTTTGCCCTGTTGGGCGTGTGGTGATAGTCTGTTTTTATAGTGTTTACTATCAATGCACTTGACAAAACCCTTTTAAAGGGTTATAATAACTATAAAGGGAATAAGCGGTAACGCCGTAACGTTACCGCCGTAATGTTATTTATGCTTATGTAGTATGCCGTAAAGGGCAATAGCCGTTATAACGGCAAGCATCAAAAACTTGATGAACAAAGATAACATTACACATTCGCCCCTTTGTTATAGTATAAGCCATATCATTTAGAGGCAGTCCACGCATAGCCGATACAGCTTTATTTAATTGTCAATGAACATAAGCTTGCTATGCTTGTAAGTGTTTAGCTTTAATCACCTTACCCTTTATGATGTGGTTTATATTTATAATCGTTTGAGCAACCGCCTGAATGACGGTACAGTAACAAGATAATTTTTGTTTTTTGCTTGTCTTTATCTCTTTACTGTACCTATATTATAGCACGTTAAAACGTGCTTGTCTATACGCATTTTACACAAATATGCACGTTGTAACGTGCTGTTTATTGTGTGTTTCGCACAAAAGGTGAGGTTGCCAATAGTAAAAATCAACAAATTGTTTATTATATAAAGGTGAATTATGATAACAGAAAAGAAAAAAGCAAGCAATGCAAAATGGGATAAAGAAAACATGAAATTTATTGCTTGCAAAGTTAGAAAAGAATTAGCCGAAAATTTACGAAAATATGCGGATTCGCAAGGCTTAACTATAGGAATTTTTGCAAGACGTGCTATGCAATATTGCAAAAATAATAACATAAATTTACAGCAAGAACCTGAAGAAGAAAACAACGAAAAGTAAACGATTTGTTGTTATTTGCTGTCTGTGTCGATTATATCATAAAATCGCAATTTTGCAAGCAAAAAAGATTATAACATCGCTGTAAATGCGTTTATTTTGTGTTTTAAACGGCTTGTAGGTATGCTATAGTATAATTTGACTATGACAAACTGCCCTTGCTTAAAACGCATTTTAAAGCGTATTTTTGCGATACAGATTTTTTGATATGATTGCATAAATCACCCAGATTATTTACAATTATTTACAATTGCTTACCGTTTACAGATTTTGACATAGACATATTTACAGATATTGCCTTTGAGTGGTTTTGGTTTATTTTGACCGATTTTGAATAGTTAATTTGCTTAAATAATAATCAATCTTTCGTTAAGTAAAAACGTTATAATTTAAGTAAATTTATAAAGGTATTTTTAACCTTGTTAGGTAAAGTTATTTTACAGGCTGTAAAGTGATTTTATGACTATGCGTATAATTTAAATGTGTACTATAAACAGGACAGGTATACATATTATAGCATTGTACTTGTAAAGCTGTACGGTTTATTGTACACGTTATGTAACTTGTGTTGTGTAACGTTTTTTACATAACAGTGTTATGTTGAATTTTTACCTGTCCCGTTTATTGGACACATTAGCCGAACAAAAAAAGCTAATAATCATTAGCTAAAATTGCATTTTACAAGGAATTTACAGGGAAAATCTTACATTTTTACTTGCTCAAAATTGCACTGTTTACCTGGTTTTTATACCGTTGTCAACTTGACATTTTCAGCATTATGTCAAGCTCATGCGGGGTAGGTTCTCATTTCTGCAAGCTATCGGAGATGGCAGACTGCCCATATCTGTAATTTCAACACATCAGGTTTAAAATTACATCTCATTATATAGGCTTTCACCCACACTAATCTCACTTTTATTATTCATCTTGCTCAAATAAAACCACCTAAACCCGCTTCGGACTATTTTTCGATAAAGCATTGAATTTACTCAATAAAACTTAACATCTAAAAACAGAAAAAATCAATTGAAATCATTCTTTTAAGCCTATAAAAAGTTAATCTTTATTGGCTTATGTCCAACAGAATGCCGATATTATCACTTCGAGCCTAAAAACAGGCTCTTTTTTTTATACCTATAAACAAGGTATAACCTATCTTTATAGCGGATTACACTTAATGCTTCGTAGTGACGAAATTATCTCGTCCGAAAATCAGAACAATATCTAAATGAAAAAGTAACTAAAATAAGCACACAAAATTTGTACAAAATAAACTATAGAAATTGAAAAAATATTATATCTTTTCTGTTGACAACCTATACCAGAAGTGGTATAATAGGCTTAAAGAAACCGATTATAAGATTTATAGCAAAGGAGAATAGACAAATGTATCAAGGAACGCTGGATATGATTACTTGTGATAAACCTATAGAGAGTACCAATACAGTAGTTAAAATTGACACAGATGGTTTACACAAACAGCTCAGTGAATTAGGGGTTAAGAGTGAAACACAGAATACTCTTATCCCAAGTAAACATAGGAAAGAACTCATTAATCCTAATAAGAGCCACACGGCAGCTTCTCCTATAAGAAGTCTTGAAGAGATAGATGAAATGAAAGAATATCTCTTAAACAGACCGGAGAGATACAAGGGAACTAACATAAAGTATTACACTTATTTTGTAATGGCTATTAACAATGTCCTGAGAATAAGCGATTTAAGCCAGATCAGAATAGGTGATTTACTTCATACAGATGGTTCTTTAAAGGATAAGATTACTCTTACCGAGAAAAAGACAGGAAAGACGAATACAATCTATCTGAATGACTCTATTAAAAGTGTAATCCCTAATTATTTGAGAAGTTTAGGAGTTTACTCAAGAGAAGATTATCTTTTCTCCCCTAGAGGAAAAAGCGATAAGCCAATGAGTAGACAATCATTTTGGAATATCTTAAATGAGATAAAGAATGCTCTTGATTTAGACTACACATTATCTTGTCATTCTACAAGAAAAACTTTTGTTTATCAATCTCTTATGAAAAATAAAGACAAGTATGTATACATTCTTACACTTCTTCAGAGAATGTTAAATCATTCTAAGCAGGAAACAACAATTAGATACTGTGGACTTGAAGAAGATGACAAGAGAGAAATCTACAATACTCTTTGCCTTTAAAGGCAAAAAAAATAAAATAGCTATTTACTCATAGTGGATAAAATAAAAAAATTATCTGCTATGAGTTAAATTAGACCTTAAACTCATCAAAGAAACTAATTCTAAGATTTATGGAGGAAAAAGAAATGTACGCATTTGCAAAAATTGAAGTCAAGAGATCATCTGAAGATTTAAGAGAAATGAGAGAATACGAAAAATATCTCAAATCAAAACCTACAAACGAAAGTCTTGAAGAAACTTATCAGATGTTAAGAGATTTTGGTATCAGAATTCAAAAGAATGAAATACCAAAAAAAGAAACAATAGGTTCACTTGAGAGATGGAGACTTCAGGTTATCAAAGATTACATAAGAAGTTGAGAACAAAAAATTCTCTTTTCTAAAGGCTCAAAATTTTCACTGAATTTTCTGTCAAAAAAGTTTCGTCCGCAGTATAAGTAAAGTATTTATACTTTACTTATACGGTCTTTCTTAATTCAGTATCGTTTAGGACTGTTTTATGGTACTCTACGGTACTATGAAAAACTATTAAGAATAGAGGTGTTTATTATAGAGGAAGATGAGATAACAAATGATGAGTATTTTGTAAAAATCCCAAATCGATATATACAATGCAACGTGAAAAAACGTTATAACATTAGCAGAATGTTTTATGGAATTTATTTTCTTATAGGCAAGCACAAATCTTTTGAAAATGATAGTTGGATTACTATTAAGAAAGTATTCGATTTTTATGGATACAAATGTAGCTCTAAAAAAAGGAATGTTTTTTATGAAGTAATACAGGTATTACAGTTTATGGGAAATAACAAGATGATTGAGTTGTTGACCGATTTAAAGGACATCACATATACCACTTGCATAGAAATAAAGATACTCAATGGTGCTTTTATTACTGATAAGAACTTCACAAGAATTTATACCAATCAGTTTTTAGCTATTGGTGGTATGAACTACAGTGGCAAAGAAAACATTTTGCTTGTTTATCTGTACGTTAAATCTTACATAATATCTCGCAAAACTGATATTCCTAATCCTTTTGACTACCCGGAAGCATTCTACAAAAGTACCGATAAAATTGTCAAAGACTTAGGAATGTCTAAAAGCACAGTTAATAAGTGCTTACAGATGCTCACAAGTGGGGAACATCCCCTGCTCATAAAGGAAGAGATGGGATTTTCTCATAGTGAGAAAGATAAATCAGTTAAGAAATTACCAAATATTTATGTTCTCAATAAAAGCGGATATGAGACAGAAATCGCTTGGGCAAAAGAAAAATTACTAAATATGACAAGGGGGAATTTTATATTAGCGAATACGGAATAAAAATTAAGAACATAAGTGCCGGAATGCTTTATGATGTAAATTTGGGGGTAAGAGATTATTTCACTTATACCGAAGCAATGCTCAACAACAGCCTGTTCAGTTACTTTCTAAAAGCAAACGGTTTAGATGTTCACAAGAACAAGCAAAATGGAAACGAAAGCACTCGTGATATAGTATGTTTAGATTTTGATTTTGGTAGCAGATCGTATGATGATGAATTAAAAAGGCTTGAGGGGCTATTAAAGACGGACATAACTGCTGAATCAAAAGAAAGAATAAATACCGCTATTGAGCGAGTAAAACAGAACAAATCATTGTATTTTGAGAAGAAACGTGGAGAAATCCGTGATAAATTCTACAATGAAGGGGTTGATATTACCTATAAGATACGAGATAAGGAAGGAAATATCAAGAGTGAACAGACGATTCATTATAATATGCTATTTCGCACAAGTGCCAAAGCGAAGCTCGGACAAGTCATATTCATAAATCAAAAACTTTACAAGAAAGCATTTGACTGGCTGACAATGGGCTTAGGCAATAAGATGGCTAAAGATAATGCAAAGATAGTTGAAATGTCTGCTTATTCTCCTTTAACAACGAGTACAATTGTAGGAACGCTACATATCCCGGTAAACGACATTCTTATTCTAAAAGATCAAAACAGTTATTTTAAGGCTATGGCAAATGTAGTCAAAGCTGATACCTATACTGATAAAAAAGGCAACACCAAAAAGAAGTGTGTTGTGGAACGCAAGGAAACAGAAGTCAAAAACACTATTTGGGATGGTATGGGGATTATAGAATCAGATTTGTTGCCTAATTGGGTAAACGGTATGGCTCTTCTCCGCAATCATTTCTTTAAGATGTGTGGCTTGCGAGGGCATTTACAACTATTCTTTAAAGATTGGTGTAGTGAGAATGGCTATGACTACTCTACTCATCAAGTACAAGATATGTTTGGCAATTGGCACTATCTAAAGGATATAAAAGTTATAACCACTGACAATGCTGTTAAATGGCGAAAGTTTATTGACATAATGGGTGGAACACCAGAAGCAGCTTATTCTTATTGGTGTAATCGAGTTAGCTTGGATGGAGACATCTTCGGTATTGTTAAAACAGATCATCCAAGCAAATTAGGGGAGTATCAACAGTTGAGTTATCAAATGATAAATACCCTCCCCTGCACAAAAGACGAAGTAAAAGCTATCGCTCAGAACAGTATTGATTATGTAGAATTACTTAAACAGGACAATGAAGAATTTGAGAAGTTTTTGCGTAAAAACGCTAATGAAATAAATCACTATGAGATGCTTGCCGATTTATACAGACATAATAATGAATTTGGCAATTCAAAATGGTTTAGAGAAGAAAAGAAAAAGATTATCTCAAATTATGTTCATTATCTACGCAAGGGTAAGATACAAGTCAAGGGGGATAATTTAACGATATTTGGGAATCCTTATGGGTTACTGTTATATACTGTGGGGGAAGACTGGACTAATGACCCTACCCTTTTAAAAGAACGAGGGTGTATACAATGTTATACTAATCGTTTTAATGACGGGGAATATTTAGCTGCCTTTCGCAACCCACACAATTCCCCAAATAACATTTGCTATCTGCATAACAAGCACAGTGAAGAATTTACGAGATATTTTGATTTTAGTAACAACATAATGGCGGTAAATTGTATAGAAACAGATATACAAGACCGTGCGAATGGAATGGACTCAATATAATGGGGTCGGTTCTACAGAAATGTAGTTCAAAAACTACTCGGTGAACTGCTTGAAGTCTAAATGTGGGTTTAAACACACATAAGATAATTAGCAACCAAGCCAAACGAATCCTGTAAAAGTAATTTGGTGGGCTCAGAGACTAATGGTTGAGGAAGGAAACCAATAATACCAACACGAGTGCCGAGTACGATAGATATAGGCTATCCGCTATTCTTGCAAAAATAGTGCCTAACGTTAAACGAGGGTAAAGAAATAGTCCGATACTCCGTTGAAAAGCGGAGATGTCACGGATAAAGAGCCGTGAATATAACAAAATGTCGATTCAGATTTTATGTTAGTTACAAACCAAAAGGAAATTGTAGAATGTGCGAAAAGGTGTTACGAAAAATATCCTACTATAGTTAATTCTTTAAGAGAGAGTGGAATTACATATAACAACACCAAAAGTGATTATGCTGTAATGGACAACAGATTTGCAAGTTCAAAAATGGGCATAGGTTGGTCTAGTAATCTCGCACAATTGGCTATGACTTATTACTGGACTGAAGCATCGAAAGAATATCCTGACGATGAAAAAGCAAAAGAATTATATGATAATTTTGTAATCCTTTCTGTTATAGCCCAGATTATTATTGATAGCTGTAAAAGACTTTACGAGATAGATGGGGAAGAAGAAATAAAACGCATAAGCAAGATGCCTTGTATGACTATGAACAGAAAAATGATGGATGATAGTGGTAACATTAAAACCGTTAAGTGCGATTACCCGGAATTTATGAGATATACTAAAGAAATTAAGTACACAAAAGACGGTAAGGAATTACCGTTTGCTGAAATAAACGAAACAAAAACCAAACTCAGAAACCGTATAAATGAAGATTTAAACTGTCCTATGAATTGGTTGGAAGAATGGTTAGACAAAATACAAGGTGCGTCAACATCGGAAACAACCCCTACTACCGACTTCTTTATTAAGATGAACGGCAAGGCTAACTCAAGACAGATGTCAAAAGTAAGGGTTCTTGTAGAAGATTATGACACGTTTGCTAAGTATCTTTTCGCAACAGAAAAAGACGAAAAGATTGTAGCAGAAAAACTTATTCAAGAATCTAATGTATTGTTAGAGAAACTGAGAAAAATTAAGATAGGCAATATAGTTACGATAAATCGGCTTATAGAAACTTCGTTGGGATTAGCAAATGGAATTGGAGCAAGCAAAAGGTTATTAGATGCCTATAATAAGCCTACAAAAAGAATACTCAATTTCTTGTACAAATTAGATAAAGAAAGGTTCTTAATTAACTTCAAGCCACAGTAAAATTGCCAAAAATGCAAAAAAATTGCAGAATGATTTTGCGTTCACCTTCAACTATCGTGGGTTTCGCCCACGTTCATAAAAATTTATAAAATATGTATTATGGAGGGGGAACGATGAGCGTTCATCAAGTAGGCTTCACCGCTATTTCCGATGCGGTATAAAATATGGGCGGTACTGAAATCGTAAAGTTATAACTTACGGTCACGTTCTGGCGGTTGTGATATTTCTCTAACGGCGATATTACAACCGTTGGGGTGTGATTGAAAAAAACAAAAAATATTATATGAAAGAAGTGAAAACACATAGTTAGAATCACTAAGTTTGAGATGCAGTATCTCTTAAAGAATGGTGTAAAGTTTGGTGAGAACGGTCTTGCAAAAACAAAGTCACACCATAGAAAGAATTACTTTGTAACCGAAACAAAGAAGTGTTTAAAATTACTTAGCGAATGTAGGGGCGAATAATAAAAGCCCAATTCAAAACGAAAGGATTGATATTAAATTAACAAATATGAAGAACAACTACGCAAGTACGGGTTGACACCTGAAAAATATGAGCAATGTCTACAGGATATTCATGATAAGGTGTTAGGAGTTGAAGATCAAGATTGGGCTGACATAGTAATAAAATACAATCTGCCGATGTCAAAGGACACAGTTAGGAAGGCATCTTCACAAGAAATATTCGGCAATGTTTTTGTATTAGACTATTTCAGAGAAAAAGAAAATAACAAAGGCAATAAAGAAAGTCCTGAATCAAATTACAGGACTGAAATATCAATAAATAAAGATGGCTCGTATCTGAGTAATAAATTAGTAGTATTAAGTGAGGATGATTTAAAGAATCCTGATAGCCTTTTGAAAGCACATGGCTTTGATATAAGAGGGTGGGAACTTGTTTCTGCTAAAAATAATGCTTGGAATGTTTACAGCAAAAAAGACGGAATTAAGGAATTATACTCAAGCAAGATTGTTATAAAGCCGAGAACTGAAGAATTGGATTATAATAAAATCAACGAATGGTTTGATAGACTAGATAGAAAATATCTCCTGCCAAATATAGAAACGTCTGATGATTATTTAAAGGGAGATAAATGTCTGTTGATTGACATTGCTGATTTACATTTGAATTTGCAAGCAACAATGTTTTCTACAGGGAATGAGTATAATTGTGACATTGCAGAAAAAATGTTTTTCTATGTTATTAATGACGTAATTTCAAGAACCTCCAAATATCAATTTAATAGTATTATTTTTTGTGTTGGTGGGGATATGTTAAACGGTGATAATTTATCAGGGGCAACTACAAAAGGTACTCCACAGGATAGTGATTTATTATATTTTGATGCAGTTGAAAAGCTATATTCTATGACTATTAAAGCTATCGACATTTTAAAGGAAAAAGCTCCTGTGCGAGTGGTGTATGTGAGTGGAAATCATGATAAATTATCCAGCTATAAATTAGCAAAATACATAGAAGCATGGTTTAGGATGGATAATAGGGTTTCAGTAGATTATTCACCTCTTCCAAGAAAATATGTTAAGTTTGGGAGAACTCTTTTTGTATTTGCACACGATGGAAATGTTAAAACTCTACCAAGGCTGATTGCTGACGAAGCAAGGGAATATTGGAGCGAAATTGATACTACAGAAGTATTCTTACAACATTTGCATACTGAGCAAGTTTTGACTGAGGAATATAATATGCGTATTCAGAGACTTCCAACCATTTCGGCAAAATCGAATTGGGCTGTAGATAAAGGATTTGGAAGTAAGAGACAATGCAAAACTTTCATATTCGATAAATCTGACGGATTGTGTGATATATTATATACCCCAATAAAAGGAGCATGATTAAATGGAAATTAAACTATATTGCTGTTATTCTCTTCCTCTTCGTAATTTTTTATAAAAACGGGGTTATTTAACAAAACAGCAACAAAAACACAAAAATATTCAATAAGCAAAAATAACGGCTAAAAGCCTCTAAATAGAAAGGAAATTATAATATGACAACAAAGGAATTAGTAAGAACAATCGCAAACAATACAGGAATTACAATGAAGGACATTACAACGGTTCTTGAAAATTATCAAGAAGTAATCAAGGAAACTGTGGCAAGCGGTGAAAAGATAAGTATGATAGGTTTTATGAACATATCAAAGGTAACAATACCTGCTAAGAGTGGCGTAAGTACACTCAGAGGAGAAACAAAGGAGTGGAGTTCTCCTGCTCACGATGAGATAAAAGTTACACTTAGCAAGTCTTATAAGGCACTCTAAGGTGGTGTTTTGATTGACTAATAAAAAGAGTACAAATGTTTCTCTTGATGACGTTGCAGATGTTGCCGGTCTCATTGGCACTGAACTTGAATCATTAAGAGAAAATGGCGGTTGCGTGGCAGTTTATGCCAAGAGAGATTTCGCTAACGATTTGTTCATTGAATTGATCCAAGATGGATACGGTTTTTCTTATGCTGATTTTGATGGGCTTGACGATTTAGTTAAGGATAGAGTTTATCTTATGATGATAGATAATGAATGCAATGTCAGCATTGAACCGGCTATTAACTCTAATGGTGTTATAATCGCACATGATGCTTCTACTGTTTTAATCTACATAGATGATTGCCCTCAAAAAATAGCGGAATTTAACGAGGATGATGAGTGTAAGATAATCTATTTTGATCTTGATGACAACTCAAAAGTGAACAATGTAAATAATGCAAAAGTGCAGATTAAGCATAACGGCAGTGGGGATGTTGTCGGATTTACTTGTGATGATACAAGTGACGATGGTTGTAGTTATCATTTTAGTTGCTACAGTACCGATGCTGAGATTGTAAAGAAATACGCAAAAGCATATGGAATAAACTTTTAAAAAAACTATACAGAAAAGGAATTGTAAAATATGAATGAAATTGAAATTTTTAAGAACGAAGAATTTGGTTCTGTAAGAACCACAACAATCGATGGAAAACCCTATTTTGTTGGGATAGACGTTACTAATATTCTCAAGTACCAAAACGGTAGCCGAGATATTAACCGTCATGTAGACGAAGATGACAGACTAAAGGTTATGATTTTCGATGGAAATCAAGACAAGGAAACTATAGTTATAAACGAATCTGGTTTGTACAGTCTTATTCTTTCTAGCAAACTTCCTAATGCAAAGAAGTTCAAGCATTGGGTAACGGCTGAAGTTTTGCCTTCAATAAGAAAGCATGGGGCGTATATGACTTCTGAAACCATAGAAAAAGCATTAACATCTCCTGATTTTCTTATACAACTGGCAACGCAGTTAAAAAAGGAAAAGATAGCACGAGAAAAGGCAGAACAGAAAATTATTGAACAAGAGCCTTTTGTAAATTTCGCCAATAAAGTATCGGATAGTAGCAATCTCATTGACATGGGCAAAATGGCAAAACTTCTAAAAGATGAACATATTAACATTGGCAGAAATCGTTTATTTAAGTGGCTAAGAGAAGAAGGAATCTTGATGTCTAATAATATACCATATCAGAGGTATATCAATGGTGGCTATTTCAAGGTTATAGAAAGTGTTTATCATACTCCTTATGAGACTAAAACACAACAGACTACTATGGTTACAGGTAGAGGACAAATATACATAACTGAGAGACTGAGACGAGAATATAAGTAATAAGGAGTTACAATATGAACGAAATTGAAATTTTTAAGAATGAAGAATTTGGTGAGGTACGCACGATTGAAAAGAACGGCTCGGTGCTGTTCTGTGGCTCGGATATAGCGAAGGCTCTTGGTTACGCAAGACCCGCAGACGCAATTTCTGCCCACTGCAAAGGGGTCTGCGTTTTACCGACCCCTTCTGCGGGAGGAGTTCAGAACACGAAGTTCATTACGGAGGGTGATATTTACCGCCTTATTGCACACAGTAAACTCCCCAGTGCAGAACGGTTTGAAAGATGGGTATTTGATGAAGTTCTGCCCTCGATACGGAAGAATGGCGGATATATTAGTAATGCTGATTTGATGGTCAATACATACTTTTCAAATTTGCCAGATGAACAAAAAGTGGTTATCAAGGGCTTATTGATAAATATAGTTGCTGTTCAAAACGAAAATAGTGTATTAAAAAAGGAAAATGATGTTCTTGCTCAAGAAAATTCAAAATGGGTAGGAAAGGATTTTATAAATGCTATTGTTAGAAAATACACTGGCTATGCGTATGATAGAAACTTTGGTTCTGCTTGGACTTGGATAGAGTTCAAGAAGAAGTTGCCTATTTTAACATATATAGAAAGGCTTTAGAGATATGAGCGATTTAAAGATATATGGTGTAATTTATAAGATTACCAATATTAAAAATAATAAAGTATATATAGGACAAACAACTCAGTCTTTTGACAAAAGATATTCATATTCATCCGATGTAGATATAGAAAAAATATATAAAACACATATTGGGCATAAAAATTGTAATTCAAATTATAATATACATCTAGTTAGAAGTATTGAAAAATATGGATTTGATAGTTTTTGTGTAGATAGAAAATTTGATATAGCATATTCAAAAGAAGAATTAGATAAAAAAGAAGAATATTGGATAAGTTTTTATAAATCTATTGACGATCAATATGGATATAACAAAAAAACAGGCGGTGCTAATGGCAAACCTTCTGCTGAAACATTGAGTAAAATGAGCAAATCTATGATGGGACACCCTAATTATTTAAAATTTCAATCAGAAGAAGCACGAAAAAGAATAAGCGAAAATTTATCTGGAATTAAGCGTAGTGAAGATACAAAAAACAAGATAAGCAAATCTAAATCTAACGTTAAATGGAGTGAAAAGCAATACGAAGCTCATAAAAAGTCGAATACGTTAGAAAAAATGCACGATGCAGTAAAAAGAAAAGTAATATGTTTAAATAATTTAGAAATATTCGGGAGCATTGCGTTAGCAAATCAAACATCTCACACTACCAAAGTAGGCGAATGTTGCAAAGGAAACAGAAGTATTGCTGGTAGTATTAATGGAGAAAAAGCCAAATGGATGTATTTGGATGATTATATTACTATGTGCAGGGAAAATAAAGTAGACATTACCGAAGAACTTAAAAAGTATGGAAATATAGACATGATGTAATGATTTTTAGAGAAGTGGTAGTCAGCCACTTCTCTATTCAATTTCATACTGAATAGTGCTATAAAATTATCGTTTTTTCAAAAAGAAAAGCATAAAAACAAATTTTATTTGTAAAAAACGCATATTGGGATGCTCAAAATAGCCTGTTTTTTTGCTGTAATGCTGATTTTTTCACCTTTTAACTTAATGTTGGCTTGCAAACGTCAACAAAATATGGTATAATTTTTACCAAGATTAATATGATGTAAGCAAAAAAGCAAAAAAGTTTAGCCTCTTACATTAAAGATGAAATGCCTCTAAGCAGCTGGTGCATCATAATAAAAATGAAACAATATCCAAAGATGCAGGATGGGCTTTCTTTGAAGTTTTTATTATGATTATTTCTAACTGCATATCATGGAGATATATAAAATAAAGGAGAAAATATCAGAAATGATTGAAGTTATGACAAAGGTTGATACACCTCTTTCTTCTCTATCAAAGCTTATTAAACCATCAAAAAGCCTCTATGATATTGTTGCTGCTTGTTATCATACCATTTTTTGTTTTCAGCAAAATAATGAACCTGAGTTTATATTTAAAATTGATGAACTTTCCAATAAAACATGTGATGATTATGCATGCTATGATATTCTTGAAAACTTTCGGGAGGAAATAACAAGTTTATTTAAAACAGCATATGAAGAATTAGGGTTTGAAAAATTTTTAGGCAAATTAACTGATGGATTAAAGGCTTTAACTTGCCCACCCAAAATTGAAAAGAATACATTTGTTTCTTTTTGTGCTTTTTATATTATAGAGCAAATTGATTTTTATTTAGAAGCACACCAAAGAGACATGGAAATATCTTATCCAAATCATGGACCGTTAAATGAAAATGTATACACAGATCAATGCTGTGTGTATTTTAACGAAAAAGATTCTTTCTTATCCAGTATTTATAGGAACGGAAATGAAGGCTTTCGTAAACCTCTGCACAAATTTAGAATTGGATCTGTTTTTGGAACATTACTGATGTTTGAGAGTTCAGAATTTAAATCGTCAATACCTCACATTGTTCCTGTTTGCGTGGAGGGAACCAATAAACAGAAGTATATGGAAACTCATCAACTTCGTATTGCAAGTATTCCTTTCATTGGAAATAAAACTTTTGATTTTTGTGACAATACATACAGTGAACCTTGTAGTTATGACAAGTTAACTCATTTTCATATCAGATATGACAACACCCAAGAATCAGAGTGTATTCCAGTAGTAATTCATTTGCTAGACGTTGCAATCGAAAAGAAAGCTAATATTATAATATTTCCTGAATACATTATGAGTCATGGTATGCTTGATGCTATCAAAAAACATTTGAAAGAAATGATACTCACACAAAAAGGAAAAGACAACCAATTATTATTAGTTCTTGCTGGCACTAATTATGAGTATAAAGATAGTAGAGAAGGAAATAATATTTTACATATTCTTACTGATAGTGGGAAAGAAATAGGAACATATTATAAATATCACCCATTCTTAACTCAATGCAAATACACTGCTCATGGTTCAACATATGGGGATAATTGCGTTGCCCCATCAGCTGAAAATTTAGAACAGAACAATAAAACTATAAAAAATAGGAATTTTAGTAAAAGAAGATATATTCAAAATTTGGAGTTTCTATCTAATCCCGGTAAAGAATGTACTATAGTAGATTTGAGTGGAGTAGGGCGTATTTTACCGTCTATTTGCAGAGATGCTATAGATGGGGAATATACGGATACTCTTGCAAATTTGTTTATGCCTAGTCTATTGTTAATTTCTGCTTGGAGTGCATCTGTTAGTAGTTTTAACAGTCGTCTTTCAACATTATCTGAAACTATTCACACCACATCCCTATTATGTAATTGTTGCAATGCGGTAGAAGAAAATAAGAAAGTTATTGGGGAATTTGTATACCCTTCAAAGCAGGATTCAAAAATGGTTGCAAAAGTCATATCACTTAATCGTGAATGTGAATTTAGAAAAGAATGTATTGATACAGGTGGCTGTATGCATCTTATTGGTTTAGATTTTGGTGGTGATGAACTCATTGTGAATATAGAGAATATTTTAATTAATACACGAAATTAAGCATATTATACGTATTATATATTTAAGGAGGTTATCATGAACCAATTGACAAAAATAACAGATAAAAATTCCTCAATAAGCATTGTTTTTGAAAAAGTCAAGGATAAGTTTGATAAATTATGTTCAGGCTTGATTGAAAATATAGCTTATGAACAAGCCATTTCTTCGGAAAGATTAGAAAAGTTCAGCAAATATACAACGTTTTTTCTTAAAGTTGGGTTTATCCCAAACGGAGAAAATTTCGGGCATTTGAATAAATTGCTGTTAGAATATTGGGAGTACGACATGCCCAAAGAAGATAATCGAAAACGAGGATGCTCATATATCCAGCTTTATCAAATGTTAACAATGCTTCGTCAGAAAAACAACGAGCGCAAATCGGAATATTTTGCACATTCTGAAGCAATGAAGTGGAAATATGATGGATTCATTATTAAAAAAATAAAAGAATCTCCCGGAATCACATTTAAAAAGTTGTTAGAGAAATCTGAGCGTTCTCCTAAAGATTTAAGCATGCAAATAGAAATAATTAGAAATAAAAATTTTATAGTTTCAAGAAGAGATGGCATTTCTCAATATTATCGTTTGACCGATTTAGGAAAACTTTTTTATAAAAATGTTTGTTTAGAAACTTATAATGTATGGTTGGATCAATGGGATTATAAGAGAACATTTGTTTTAGTTGCACTAATGCAGGGCTTTAATAAAATGGGCAAACAATTATTGATGAATGACCTTGTGAATTTTATTTCTATTCAAAATAAAGCTGAAATAGCTGATATGTATAATGAAATATATAAATTTTATGTTGATAGAATAATTGCACGATCAAAATTATCTTTTCAAAGAACAGAATCACTAACTTATAATGATTTCGACACTAGTCAAATATTATCAAGTCGTTTTGTGCATGACTCAGATATACAAGAATGTGAATTTTCAGAGGAATATCAGGAGGTATTTTAATGAGTGTGAATGACAGTGAATTAGAAGTATTAAAAGAAAATGGCAAGCTAGTTGAATTGTTTTGTTTACGTCCAAAAATATATAAAGATAATCTTGTAACCCTGCGTGTAAAGATTGATTCTAAATGGTGTGGATGGAAATTGCGTGATGATCTAGTGACATGTCTTGGATTAGAGGTTGGAAATACTATTGTAGCCACTGTTGTCCCACAATACACAAAGGGATTTTCTGCTGAAGTAAATAAGCTTGACCTATTTGCTTCAGGAAAAAACATTGATTGGTTGATAGAGAATAAAATCTCAATAGGTTCTGTAATTGATTGTAAGGTTAAGTTTTCATACATAAAAGCACCTATTGGAATTAACGGGCGAGAAGTATTTAAGGCTTCTTTAATATTTGAAAATGGAATCAAAGTCATTCATAAAACTTCTAAGATAAATGAAAGTGAAACAGAAAAACCTCCTATAGATGACTTCTTCAAAAATATTGCGGATAATATAAGTGAGCTAGTTTAACAATAAATGTGAGGTTTGGTAATATTTATCTAATTGATACTGTGCAAAAATATAAAGGGAAATTTGGATAGGAAACCGAGTTGTTTATTCTGCAAAAAAATAAAGTATAAGATTTTAAATCAAAGAAAGTTGTAACGAAAATCTAAATCGTTGCAACTTTTATTTTTTTATATCAAAAAAAGGAAGTGAGATAGATGGGAAATACAAGAAAAACAGTTTATAACAATATTTGTTCATCTGAAAAATTAGCACAGGTGAATCCAGAGAATATTCAATTGGGAGAGGATTTCCTTGAATATCTCACATCTGTTGACCGTGCAAAAACTACTGTAAAAAGCTATGGGCATGATTTGAACATAATTTGGGTTTTATGTTTGGAATTATTAAACAACAAATTTTTTGTTGATTTATCTAAAAGGGATATAGTCAAGATTCAAAATTATTGTTTGAATACTTTAGGTTGGAGTCCTGCACGAATGAGAAGAGTTAAATCTACTATTTCATCGTTATCAAACTATATTGAAAATATGCTTGATGATGAATTTGAGGGTTATAGACCAATAGTGAGAAAAATAGAAAATCCACCTTCTTGTACGGTTAGGGAGAAAACCGTTCTTGAGGATGAACAACTTGAAAAATTGCTAAATCATTTAATAGAGAAAAATGAATTAGACAAGGCTTGTATGTTGGCAATGGCAATGCACAATGGCAGGAGAAAGTCTGAATTACCAAGAATGAAACTTTCTTATTTTACAGAAGATAATATAATTTATGGATCTTTATACAGAACACCAGAAACAGTTACTACCAAAGGTAGAGGTTCAAGGGGTAAGCAACTTACGATTTATACCCTTAAAAATGGTTTTCAGAAATATCTTGATCTATGGCTTAATTATAGAAAACAAAATAACATTACATCACAATGGCTTATTCCTAAGAAAGAAAATGGTGTTTATGTTGATGAGCAAGTTCCTATAACAACAATGGATAGTTGGGCTGAAAGTTTTTCTAATTTCTTAGGTGTTCCCTTTTATTGGCACTGCCTTAGACATCTATTTACTACTAGACTGTCCGAATCAAACATACCCGATAGTGTTATTCAAGATATTATCGGTTGGGAAAGTGCCGATATGTGTAGGTTATATTGCGATACATCCGCAGATGCTAAATTAGGAAAATATTTCGATGAAGATGGAATTAAAACGGTGGAGAAAAAATCTCTGTCTGATATTTAATATTAAGGGGGTGGAGCTATGGCTAATATACAATCAAGAAACGATAAAATAAAGGAGTCTATGACAGCTCCACAAAAAATAGATTTAACAGTTGAAATGAGGTTTCCTTTATCTAATAATTTGGGTTCAGACAAAAAATACAAATGTACAATGTGCGGGAAGTCTTGGGATAATCAAAAGACACATTTTTCTAAATCAGCACATCCTAAATATCAAGCAAATGACGGATATATTGACATCTGCAACGATTGCCGAGACCTTTATTATAAAAAACTCGTAGACTTATATTCAGGTAATGAGGAACACGCAATTCGTCATATGTGTTTAGAATTTGGATGGGTATATCATATAGATGCTTTAACGGCTGCTAGGCAAATTTCTGCTGATAGGTCAAGAATATCTCATTATCTTGCAAAAAAGAATTTGGGGCAGACCGCTTCTATTGGATCAACCTACTTTGATTCGATGAAATATGAATATCAAAATAGACTTGGACAGGTTATAGAAAGCAAAGAACAAGCAAAATCGGATCAATCTACTGTAAGTGCATCTGCTGTAGATAGATGGGGAGCAGGATTCACCGAATCAGATTACAAAAATCTTGATGAACATTATAGGATGCTAAAGAAAAATAATCCCAACTGCGACAATAACCAAGAAATTTTTATAAAATCGCTTTGTAATTTAAATATGCTTATGATAAAAGCTCTTAAAGATGGGGATTCGGATAAATACGTTAAATTGACAGATCAATATGCTAAAACTTTTAAGCAAGCTGGGTTAAGAACTGTTGAAGAAAAAGATTCTAGTAATGATGAAACGTTCTGTATGACGCTTGGATTTATTTCTGATTATACTCCAGAAGAATTTTACAAAGATAAAAAACTGTATGCAGATTGGGACAATATAGGCGAGTATATAGACAGACATATAACGAGACCTATGATTAACTTAGAAACAGGTAGTGAAACAAGGGATAAAGAATACTTCGTACCGGATGGTGATGATTATGAAGAATGATTTGATACAGTATGCTGACGAAAACCAGCTTGAATTGTACAAGAAATTCCCTTCCACTCATTATTTAAGTAATCAAGATAATGTGTTGCACGTTTTGGCTTGGAGTACGTTTTTTAAAAGAAATTTACATAGATTTGTCATCGACTATTTAAAAATCCCTTTATTTGAGTATCAAGCAATTGCTATATATGAAATGGGCATCTCTAACTTAATTTGCATAATTGCTAGCAGAAATGATGCAAAGTCGTTTATAGTGGCGGTTTATGCAGTGGCGAGATGCCTTTTATATAAAGGAACTAAGTTTAGAATCGGTTCAGCTACAGAAAAGCAAGCAAAACTAATTGTATCAGAAAAAATAATTGACGAGTTATGTGAATGGTCTCCTATATTGCGAAAAGAAATTGAGGATTTTTCTACAAGGAATAGTGACATTTTCGTTAAGTTTAGGAACGGCTCAAAAATATCAGTATTCGTTGCTAATGAAAATGCAAGAGGACTCCGTAGTAACGGTATTTGTCGTGAGGAAACAAGACAGATAAAGAAAAAAGTTGAAGATTCCGTAATTTCTCCTTTCCAAATGCCGAGAAAGCCGCAGTATTTATTTAAATCCGAATATGCCAAAAACAAAGACTTAAAGGAACAGCCTGTAGATATTTATATTAGCTCAAGTTGGTATGATGATGGAAACTGGATGTGGGATATTTCTAAACAGGCTTTAACTGAAATGAAGAAACATAATGGTGGATTGATGCTTGCTTTTGATGAAAGTATAGCTTTAAAGCATGAATTAAAGACAAAAGAACAGCTTATAAAGGAAAGAAAAAAGCAAGATCCAGCTACTTGGAAAATAGAATTTTTGAATTTGAAATTAAGGGATTCTGTTTCTTCATATTTTACATATAAGATGCTGATTAATAGGCAAATTTCAAAATATGTTTTTTATCCTCGTTCTACTCTTGATTTCAAGAGTAACAAAAAGAACAAATATGCGATACCTAAATTAGACAACGAAATTAGAGTTATCTCAAATGATATTGCATTTGTTGCAGGTAGCCAGAATGATAATTCGGTATATTCTTGTATTCGTGCAATTCCTGAATCTATAGTTTATGATACTGAAACCGATAAAGTCGAAATAAAACAAGGATATAGACGGGAATATCCGTATATTGAATCTAACCAAATTGGAGATACCACCTTACAGGCAATAAGAATTAGGCAACTATACGAAGACTTTGAAGCTGATTACATTGTACTTGATGCTAGAAATGGTGGTTTGCAAATTGCTTATTCCCTTCAGAAAGTGTTGTATGATGATGAAAGAGGAGTTGAATATGCTCCTTTAAAAGTAATGAACAATGACGAATATGCAAAAGTTTGTCAAGATAGAAATGCAAAACCTTGTATTTATGTAATTAACGCAACCCAAAACTTGAATAGCAATATTGCAATTGCTTTTAGAAAAAACCTTATAGAAAACAAGATTGACTTTTTGGTAAACTACAATACGGCAAAAGACGAAATTTTGTTGCAAAATAAAGATTATGTGGATAGTTTAAAAGATAATGTTGATTTACAAGCGGAATTTGAGCTTCCTTTTTTGGAAACTCAATTTATGATAAATGAATGTGCAGAATTGCAATATGAGAAGATGCCACAGACAGGAATTATTAAGATATATGAACAAGGGGCTAAAAGGAAAGATAGATACACAAGTTGCTCTTACGGCTCTTATTTTATAGATAAGCTGGAATTGGATTTATTATCTACTACTCCAAAAGCAGACTTCTCAAAAGCAAGATTATTCAGTTCAAGTATAGATTTTTAGAAAGGCGGTGATATGTAAGTGCCGAATGAAACTAATGATTTTGATATAAGTTTTACATCTCAAACAAGCGATGGTACTATAGTAGTCACCTCCGCAGAAGAAATAGGAAAAGAAAAAATGCGTATTGCTTTAAGCACATACGATCCCAGTAACGATAAGTATTCTGTTTATCTTAATGAGGGGGTTAAAGTCAATAGCGGATTAACTCCTACAGAAATAGATGATTTATTAACTGACACACAAAACAGTCTTGAGAAAGTACAAAAAATCAATGCTTATAACAGAAAACTGATAAACAAGAATGATATTATCGGTAAGACTGTCGAGTCTCTTGATACCAACATAAATACAGACATTAAGATTACTTATGGAGATGTTGGTAATGTCAAGGATAAAAGAAACAAGCAGAAGCAATTGGATAGTTGCAAAGAATTGATAAAGGATGTAAACGAGGGAATACATATAAAATGGCTGATTAGAAATGCTGTTGTAACTTCATACACAGAGGGTAATTTTATTGCTTATCTTCGTCATGATGATCATAGCAATTATGCTGTTGACATATATCCTTTAGGTGTTTGTGAAATATCAGATTATAATGTCAACGGTGAGCCGGTTGTTCTGTTTAACATAAAAAATCTTCGTGATAGACTTAGCAAGACCTATAAAAAAAATAAAAAAAATAAGGCTTTATTCTTCAAAGATGTTGAAGATGAAGTCAAAGTGAATTACCCTAATGAAATATACGAAGCGTTTGTTAATAAGGAAAGTTATGCGATTCTTGATCCAAAATACACGGGAGTAATCCGTATAAATAATCTTAATCGTAAATATGGCGTATCTCCTATTTCTCGTGCTTATACGGATTTGCTTATGCTTGATACTTTTGCGGATACTGATAGAGTAAATAGTAAAGCTAAAGGTAAAAAGATTATACATCAGAAAATGCGTAAAGAAGTGTTATTGGATGACAGTCGCAAGGATTATTTTGACGAAATGGCTTATGCCCACGATAACTTTATGGCATCGTGGAAACAGAGTACAGTTGTTGTAACATCACCTCCTACGGTTGAAGAAATTAAGTATGTAGAACCGACAGTAGAAATGACCTCGAAAGACACCTATAACACATATAGAGCGAAGGTGCTATCTACTCTTGGTATTCAATTTTTAATGGACAGTGGTTCGCAGTCTGTATCTACAGCATCTATCTCTGTTACTCAATTAATGCGTACAATAAATGCTATAACGGAGCAATTAGAGGACATATTACGCAAGTGGTATAGACAAATTTTAAAAGACAACCACTACCCTGTTGCATACTGCCCTCATGTCGAAATAACGGATTCAGAACAACTTGAGCTTGATATGAGAAAGACTTTGAGTGAGTATTGTTTTAATACTCTCGGTGCATCAAGAGAAACTGCATTTGAAATGGTGGGACTTGATATTAAGGACGAAGCTCAGAGGAGGATGTCAGAAAAAGATAACAACTATGATGATATATTTACTCCTTACAGTACAGCTTATACTAAATCTGGGGACAGCAATTCAGAAGGTGGCAGACCTGCCGATAGTAAAAATGATGCAAAGCAGGAATACGATCAGATTAGGAATGATGCAAAATGAGTAGACATATTATGAGATGCCCGTGTTGTGGGAAAGAAATAAAAATTGCTATTGATAGTGATGGTGGAGCTTCTGCCATCACTATTTTTATAGATAAAATACCAATTTCAACGCAAGAATTAAGCAATAAATTTGGTATTGAATTAGGGACATCAGAGAGTGAGGTGATAACGGATAATGAATAAAGAAAGCATTTTACTATCAAGTAAAACAATAGATATAGCTGAAAACGACTTGTGGTTAGAGCTGACCAACAGAATGTGTTATTACGATGACAAGAATTTAAACAATGTCTTACTTCCTTATAAAGGGGTGGAAGATAAGGCTCTTGAATGTGCTAAGACGTTGATTAATATGCCTGTACAGGCTCGTTATAAGAAAATTGCTGGAAATGATAATTTGGGTTCTCACGAAATGCGTGTTGATAGTGATGGAGATATTGTTTTTGAAACAGACAGTATAGGAACACATATTGATGTGTGGATAGAAGATACAGAAGTTACTACTGTTTCTGGTGAAACAAAGGTGCTTCCCTGCTTATATGCCAAAAAACGTATTTGGAAAAGAAACAAAAATCTTATAAATGCTATTAAGCGGTTGTATGAATCTGAAAATGGGTTGGGTAGTTCTTGGGAAATACAGACTTTAGAGTATTCTTATAAAGATGGAGTAAAAACACTTAATGATTATGTATTCCTTTCTGATTGTCTACTCGGTAGCAATGTAAATCCTGCTTATAAGGGAACTTCAAAAGCTATTTCATTATCTGCATTAGACGAGCAAGAACTAATGATAGCAGAGGCTCTAACTCAAGATATGATGTATCAGAATACTCAAGAAAAGGAGGAGAAAACATTGGAAATAGAAAAGGAAAATATGACAGTTTCTGAAACTGAAAAAGAAAACATTTCTGATAATGTTGAAAAGACAGAAGAAAATGTTTCTGCTGAAATTTCTGAAGAAGATGGCAAAGAAAATAGTGTTGATACAGTAGTTTCTGAACTTACCGATAACGATATTCGCAGAAAAGCTAGCGTAGAAATCGACAAGAAATTACATAATGATTGGGGATATATAGCTTTTATGTTCCCTGAATCACACGAAATTTGGTACAACTATGGTGGTGATACCGAATTAGATTATTACAAATTTACATACGAAGTAAATGACGAAAATGTAACGGTTTCAGAACCCGAAAGGGTAACTCTTACTGTGTCTGTAAAAGATATAAATTCAACTGTTGCAGAATATGAAAAGACAATTTCTGAAAAAGATGAACTTATTGTAAAAGCGAGTGCTGAAATAACCACACTCAAGGCTGACAACGCAGAACTTGCTGAATACAAGCAGAAGTTTACAGAAATGGAACAGGAAAAGATTGCATCAGATCTTGCACAGAAGAAAGAAGATTTAATTGCTTCAGTTATTAAGAGTGGACAGATTACAAGAGAAGAAATTGAAAAATCAGAGGAACTTAGCGGTTATGTAAATGAACTTGATAAGAAGTCACTGATGGCAATTGTCGGGGAAAGATTATCTGCTTCGGTGGATAACTCTAAGGACGTAAAGGTTGATACTTCTGAAGTCAATGAATTACATATTGCAAGCAATTTAAATTGTGAGGACACAGATGCGGTGTCTCTTATGAGAAAATTTATAAACAAGTAAAACAAAAGGAGGAAAACAAATATGCTGAGAGAACTTCAGGTAATTATGGGTAAGCCCGCCGTTTCAAGTTACAAGGCTGGCGAGGAAGCTATTACAACTGGTATGGCGGTTGTAAAGAACGAAACAGACAAAACATTTGAGTTTGCAAGTGCAGAGACAGCAACAGATTTATATTTTGTAGACAAGGAGAGAATCCCTACGGGTATTAATGCTGCTAGAGAGAATATGTCAGATTACGATGCAGACTTTACTACTCTTGTTGAGGGAGATTTTGGCAAACTGATTAACTATCTTCCCGGCGAGAGATTTGCGACAGATGCTTATGTAGAAACCGGTATAGTTGCTGGCGTAAGACTTTCTGCAAATACAGCAGGTAAAATTGTTAAGGCTGCTGCAACAGTTGCATCTAAGTATGTGTGTGGTGGTTTCTACACAGATAACGGTCACAAGCTCGTTATTGTAGAAGTATCAGATACAATAGGCAAGAACGCATCCTAATTGGATTAAACAATAAAATAAAGGAGGAAAAAATAATATGGCATTAAATACAGAAATCGCTGAGATTATGGAAAAGCCCGGCACGATGTTTGAAGTTGCTGAGAAGGTTGAATATAAGCAGGCTCTCACTTCAGAAGAAAAGGATATTTACAATGTAGCAGATTGTTGGGCAAGGGAAATCGGCAAGAAGGGTTATGATGACAACAGAGAAATTGCTGCTTTTGTAAACAAGACTGTTACAGAGGAAGTTTATAACGCTCCCGATGAGCTTCTTGATACAATGTTTAACAGAGGTTCTATCGGAGAGTTTGACGATGTAGAGTATACTAAAACGCCTAAGAACACACTTGAGGCTATTGAGTCTGCAAAGGGCGGTACTGTTGATAGAAGTTGGATTGATACAACTGCAATCAAGCCTATTACAAAGAACAGACAGGTAGAAACAGACATCTCATACGCCGATCTTCGTAAGAACGGGTTTAAGAGTGTTGCTACTCTTGCTACTTACGCAAAGGAGGCACTTCAGAATGCGCTCTTCTATGATGTATTCTCAATGATTGATACAGCTATTGTTGGTGGCGATCAGTTTGCAACTGCTAGTGGCTCTCCTACACAGACTGCCGTTGACAAGATGACACTTTATCTTCTTGACAGAAACCCCGATGCTGTTGCAGTATGTCTTAGCAAGTATGCTCAGGCACTTTACAGAATGAGTGGCTATGAGAAGTACCTTTCTGAAAAGCAGAAGGATGACTTTAACAGATATGGTCTGGTTAAGTTCCTTGATGGTGTTAGAATAGCATCAATCTCTGGTGCTAGAAAGACAGGCAAGGGGCAACTTCTTCTTCCCGATAAGCGTATTTATGGTGTTGCCGGTATAGTTGGTGACCTTGATATGAAGGGCGAACTTCATACATATGAGGATTTTGATAACAGCAATGAAAAGGTAATAATCAGAGTTAAGGATTTCACATACTCAGTTGGTATTACCAACATTGAAAATTGTTTCAAGATGGCTATTACAGACTAATAGTACCGTCTTATTTTTATGTTATAAGCAAAGGATAGTGTCGCTCACGATACGGTGGTCTACCCAACCGCCTTCCTTTGTTTAAATATAATTGGGAAAACCAGTGGGTTGGTTTTGGACTAATTTGTCCAACTCACATTAAATGTAAAGGAGGTACAAATTATGTCTAAAATTAATTTACAGAATATAACTGTTCTCAATTATAATGAGAATGACGTTTTTGTAGATAGTTCAAAGGAGCATTACAAGTTTAATGCTTCAAGAGACGGTATTAATCCTACAATGCAAGATATACCGATAAATGAGCTTCAGTATATTTGTAGCAACACAGATATACTCGTTACTGGTTGGCTCACTTTCAACGAAGATGAGAAAGAAGAAATATTTACTGCTCTTAGAGTGCCTAATTGGAGAGATATTCTTACTAACGAAGATATAAGAGAAATTCTTACTAACCCTACAATGGAGGGATTACAGAGGATTCTTGATATAACAAGTATCACCTATTTTGATAGAGTTAGAATTGTTATGTTTAAACTTCTTAGTGAAGGAATTGACATTTCAAGTAAGGTAAAGAGTGTTGTTGATCGTAGATATGATGAACTTCAGAAAAGACAGCGTATAACATCTATTGTTCTCAATCCTAGAGTTGAAGAAAAGAAGGTTTCAAATGAACAGGTCAAAGAACTTTCGGAACAGAACGTAAAACTGCAAGAACAGATTGAACAGATGAAACAGATGATGGAAAAGTTAATGGCAAGTCAGACTTCGGATTCTGTCGGAGATTCTAACACAACAAAAATTGATGTAGAAGTCCCTAAGAAGAAGGCTGGCAGACCTCCTAAGAAGTCATCTTAACAGGAGGTGTCAAAATGGGGCAGACAACTTCTTTTGATACAGTAATTTCTCGTTTTCTGAAACGTATAGAAAAGGATGCTGACTTCTTTGCATATTATAATGTGCCTGTCCTCGAAGTGCAAGACCTTGTTACAGAACAAGCAACTGGATATATTTGTGATGCAGTAGATTTACTGATGTCAAAATGTGAACCCGATGTGGACTTCTATGATTATGATATAGAAAACAAGGCTTTTAACTTTGAACTGACACAACGGGAAATAGGACTTATTTCTTCGCTTATGTATGAGGTTTATTTTGAGCGTGACGAAGCACTCTTAAAGGCATTCAAAATAAGAATGACCCCAAGTGACTTAAATCAGTTTTCTCCTAGTTCTGAACGCAAGACCTTTGAGGATATGCTTGCAAATATTAAGAGAGAAAACATTAACAAGATTTCACGCTATATAGCAACAGACAGACAAACGGGGAAAAGAAAAACCATAGATCACGGCAAATACGATTACGGTTAAGGTGGTGACTTATGGATATAACTTATTTTCAGAAAATAAATAATATTTATAACTCTAAAAGCAAACAAGAAACCGATTTATATTTGCTCAACAGGCAGATAGATAATAACTTTGATGGGAATATAGATTATCACGTTGTGAAACGAAATGATGAACCTTTTGAACTCATTATAGTAAAGGATACTGACGGAAATACTTTTAAAAAGAAAATCAAGTCTAAAAACTCACAGCCATTCAATCTCGGTGACTATATTGAATGGCAAGGGCAAATGTGGCTTGTAACACGACTTGATCCAGATGATAAAGCCAATCATTCAGGGTATATGTATTTATGTACTGTACCTTTACGCTGGCAGAACTCAGAGGGCAAGATTATTGAGAGATTTGCGTACAGTGAGGACTTTACAAAATATTCCGCTGGTACTACAGGCAATAACTTTCTTGTTATTGGTGATAATCAATACGGCTTAACGTTGCCTGTTGATAGTGAAACTAAAAAACTTGCTCGTGATATGAGATTTGCTATTGACTTTGATGATTCGGATAAACCAGATATCTATATTTTATCAAATAGAAAGGTGAATCTTAACAATTATGAGTATTTTAATCGTGGTGGCACAATAATACTCACATTATCATTTGATGCTTTCAAGTCTGATTGTGACAAATTGGTTGATTTTGGGGATGATAAAAAGGTTTGGATTTGTGATTACAAAGAACCACAAAATCAAGAAACAAACACAGATGATTGGCATTTAGAAATTGAGTATTCAAGTCTGAAAATCAAGCCTATAAATAAAGCTAGCACAATTACGGCTCAACTTTATGATAAGGACGATAATGAACTGATTGATGGAATTGAATATGAGTGGACTATAACTTCTAATGTAGATGAATATTTGACTATAAAGAAGAATGGGAATGCTTTGAATATTTCTCTTGCCAAAAATTGTACTGCTTATGGCGAAAAGATAATTGTTTGTTGTATGAGTAAATACACAGGGCAATCAAACGAAATAGAATTAGAAGTTGCGGAGGTATGGTAATATGGCTACATATGATTATAGAAGTCTTGGGGCGTATAAGGAACTGCTCTGCAATTTACTTATGTTTAGTGGCGATAAAAGTTCTCTTTTAATGGATATTATGATGCCCGTATTGGACGATGAACGTTTTGAGAAATACGAAAATTTCATTGGTGGCGAATATGAAACGTACACTGGAACAGGTAAAAATCGCAAAGTGGAATATGTAAAACTGAACGGAAGATTATTCGATGTTCCGTTTATTTACACCACAATGACAGATGCGGTCAATTCTATATGTATGGATACAAATATAAAAAGTGTTAATCCAAACACAAAAGAGCTTGTAATAACATTGAATGTTATGTGCCACAAAGATAACTTAGAGTTAGACAGTGCTACTAAGAGAAAATATAGATCTCTCGGTTATGTTGGCAATCGTTTAGACATAATGGTTGCTTTGATTGGAGAGATATTAAACTATAGTAAAGCCGTTAATATCGGCATAGGAACATTAGTTCCTTTATCTTATAATCCAATTACTTCAAATTACCCAAATGCCGATTATTTCGGCAAAAATATGATATATACTTGTTCAGATTTTATGATAGACTATGGGAAGTTGAGTGAAAATGGCACATAACTATTATCTTGAACTTGTAAGAATGAAGCCTATCAATTGTGATGGGCTTTTAATATATCCTGTTTCATTGGGGGAAATATGTGATACGATTGGATTAGACAATTTTGAAAAATGCTTAATGCCTTTTTTAATGACGAAAGAATGTCTTGAGGGGGATGCAGAAAAACTTAATTCTCTTAATTTGTTTGAAGATGTCATATTGAAGGATAAATCTTTATCTCAATATGTTGGAATTATTTTGGGATTGTTTTGCAAGGCAAAAGACGTTGTGAAAATCGGTTCTGAAATACATATCAGATTTGAAGATAAAGAGCCTTTTGTTATTGATAAAAACAACTTTGATGATATTTGTGAAGTCATTATGAAGATAAATGCAAAAAACAAGATTGAAATTGAGAAACCACCTAAGAATATGTCAGCAAGACAGCGTGATATATGGGAGAAACTTCAGGAAGGACGTGCTAAAAGCAGATCCGAAAATGAAGTTCATATATACGATATTTTAAACATAATCGAATATGGTGGGAAGTATCATCTTCCAATAGAAGAAATTGAGAAATGGACTTTATGGAAGATAATGAACTGTTATAAAGCTATCGTAAACGTAAAAACGTATGATGATAGCTTAAAAATATGCTTAGTGTCCGGCGATGGAAAATCTATTTCAGATAAGAATCACTGGCACTCGAAACTTATGGTTCGTGAGTAATCACGGGCTATTTTTATGTAAAAAAATAAAGAAAGGTTAAATGGTGATTATATGTTATATGCACTTAAAGACTGTGCCAATCTGCGCATAGACAGCTCTCAGACAAAGAAACCCGTATTAGAAGTAAAATATGCCAAAACGAGCAATCTTGAGTTCTCGTCTGACTCAGTGTTTGCAATGAATAAGAATGTTAAGGCAGTACGTTTTGACTCAAACCGTGAAGGTACATTTACAACTACAATGGAAGTATTCCCTATGGATATAATTCCTCTGCTTTTTGGTACAAAATTTAGTAATGAAACAGTGCCGTGGGCTAAGAGAGAAGTTCTGAAGGTTACTAGCGGTACAGCTACTCTTGCAGGCACTCCCAAAGTAGGCACTCTTCAGGTATTTAAGGTAATGGAAGATGATAAACTTACACATATTGCAGAACAGAAGGTTGGTGCAACATCAACTGCTAATAACTATGCAATATCCGATAAGACTCTCACATTTAACACAACTGAGACTTTTGCGGAAGATGGATATGTAGCTTGCTATTACTTTGTAGATCAGGCTGCTAAGTCTTTTGTCGTTGATAACGTATCATTCCCCGGAGGTTATGTAATTTACGGTGAAACTACAATGAGAGGTACAGACCAGAACGATGATTTTGTTCATTTCAAGTTACATAATGTTAAGCCTCAGTCGAATGCTACCCTTACAATGGATGTTGATAACATCTGTACCCTTGAGATAAACCAAATAGTTGCTTAATAAGTCTTGCAACTATTTTATGTCGTTCCAATCGAAATTGACAAGTAGGATTGGAATAATTAGTGCGAAAGAAATCTGGAAAGTGGGTGACTCCATAATCAGAGTGGAAGTCTATATTTAATATTATAGACACACGCAACGCATACGATTTGAAACTTATCTGTGATGATAAGAATATAATAATCGCAAGAGTTCGCACAGCGAGTCAATTATAATTGCAGAAATTATACGCTAAAAGCTATGCTAATCTGGGATAGAAATAACTATCCGATGAAAATAGGTTTAATGCCTCAGAGTGTAAGATAAAAAACTTACAGTTAATAATGATATGAGTATGGGACGTAATGGGTGATAACGAAGGAAAAATGATGACTTGGTCTGTAATTGATAGACAGTCATAATAGGAGGTTTATATGGTAGAAATCAAGTATTCTTGTATTGCTACTCCTCCCGATGGGATTTCGGCAGATAAAATATATCTCTTTGGACATGACTCAAAGGGATATTTTTATGCTGACAACAAAGATAAGTATTACTCAGATATTGAAGTAATCAAGATGCTTTTTAAGCCTGAAAAGGCTGATTGGAGTTCTGTTTTAAAGGCAGAAGCAAGAAATACAAAAATTGAGAAACCCGAAAAGAAGGGCTAACCATTAAGCGAATTGAAAATGAGGATATGCAATTCGCTGTATATCCTCATTTTTTTATTTGTAAAAAAAACAGAAAGGATTGATTAAATGGAAATAAGAGATTTTGATTTACAGGGATTTTTAAGAGACAAGTATCGTGGTGAGGAGTTGGTAAGACTTCTTAATCCAAAACAGTGTTATTTTTATATGTCACAGGGGGTATTCCCACTTTGGAATGAAGCCGGATATAACGATAGAATAGTTTATGTGTTCTTGAAAGAACCTACTCTGCGTTTGTTCAAGAAGTGGAGAGAACACGATACGCAGTGGGAAATTTTACAGCATGAAAAGAGAGAAAGACAGGTATAACCTTGTCATAGACAACTCTGTTTTAGAGGAATATAACAGATACTATTTTCTACAACATCCAAAGGCAAAGAAGAAACCAATTGCGCATCCGTATCACGAATCAATTAATGTATGGATGATTATGAAAAGACCTATGATGAACGCCTTAAAACAACGATGGAAAGATTTTATCAAATGGTACATAACGCAATTGGGATTTTCGGAACTTCATATTAACAAATGCGAAATTTCACAAGTGGTCTACTACCCTACTAATCGTAGACACGACATTGACAATTCTGTGCCTAAGTTTATTTTGGATGGGCTTACAGAGAGTGGAATGATTATAGATGATGACAGTAGACATATAACTCGGTTGACTTTGGAATGTTATGTAGACAAGGAAAATCCCCGTACAGAGCTAACAATAAAACTACTTAAATGACTATATGAAAGGAATTAAAATATGTTTGAAAATATAAAAGCAAATAAGGAATACAGAAGAAACAAGAAGATAGCAAAGAGAGAACTTGCTAAGATTATGGCTAACACATTACCCACTGTTAATAAGATTACAGTTAAGGGAGTAGATGTGCTGAACTTTGTCAATAAGACGATTGAGGCATCTAAGAACGTTAGTGGCGAGGAAGTAATCAAGATTATTCTTTCCAATTTAGCAGAAGTTCTTAAAACAAACGAAAGTAGAATCGTAGAGATTTTTACATATATGGCTTCGTTGTCCCTAGAGGATAGAGAAAAAATTATTTCACATTCAGTAATTAATACCATGAAGGATAACGATAAAGATAATTAAAATGGACATTTTATTGGGGTGATTTTGTGCCAATAAGCAATATGAACAACCTACAAAAAGAGATAAACAAATACATAATAAAGGCTCTTGAATTAACGAGAGATGAAATAGTGAATGTTATAGCTTTGAAAGTTCTTGAATATTACTCCGAAGATGTTTTTAGCCCACCTGATAAGGCTACTCCTGATTATTATGTTAGAACACATCAGATGGCAAACGAATTGAAAAAGAGTGATGTTACTCCCTTTAAAAACGGTTTTGAGTTTTGGTGTGGCTGGGATGATGAATATTTAAATTTTAGATATGATGGTGGATTTGTAGTCAAAGGAAGAAGTAAAAAATATGATGCTATAACTGGTGAACAAGTTCTTGAAGCGTTTGATAGCGGAACACACGGTTACACAGTCAAAGGACAACATAGATATTGGCAAGAATCTTTGTCTGAATTAGGTGGCGAAAAGGGAATTTTAGAGTTATTCAAAAAAAATTGTATAAAGGTAGGCTTACCAATTAAATAAACAATACTGCTCTTTTCTTTTGAGAAGAGCTTTTTCAATTTAAAGAAAGGAGCAAAAAATATGGCAAACGATTTTAATATAAGTCTTTTAGCTGGTCTTGACATAAACAAGAGCAAAGAACAGATTGATAAAGACATAAACGCTATAAAGAGCAATATCGGAAAGTTAGAAATTGAAGCTAAAATAAGTCCTGATACTGCAAAAAATATAACTTCACAGCTCAATAATCTACAGATTGGTCTTAAAGATATTACAATAGATAAAGCTACTTTAGATGGACTTGTAAATCATATTAATTCTGCTTTAAAAGGCATCAAGATTGGTAACATAAATGTAAACGTGGGTAATCAAGCACAGAGTGTTGGGCAAAAAATTGGACAACAGATAAGCAACGGCGTTACGCAAGCTGTGTCTAATGCTGTAGCAACATCTAAGAGGTCTTTTGACGAATTATGGAGTGTCATGAGAGATAGTGCACCGCTCAAGGTTGAGTTGGACAAAAATGGCTTTGTGGATGCTGCTAAAACGTTAGACAAAATCAAACAGAAGTACCAAGAATTTGGGCAAGTTAAGATAACCAATCAGAAATTTGATACAGGTGAATTAAAGTCTTTTAGAGTTAATATTGAACAGACAAATGGGGAATTAAAAGAAACTCGCAACTTTTTAGTAGAAATATCAGATAAAGAAAAAGCTCTTTTGTTTCCAGATGACATTATTAAAGGTGCGGAATCTTATGTTCACCATTTAGATGAGGCTAAAAATTTATCTAATGAAACTGGAGAAGCCCTTAATGCCCAAAAGAAAGAAATGGCAGAACAGACCACTTATTATAAGAATAAGACAAAATCCGCCAAAGAAGAGCTTGATATTGAAAGACAAATTCTTAGTGCTGGAGAAAAACAAACAGAGGAACTAAATAAGCAAGCCAAGAAAAGAGCAAGCAGAGTTTCTTATAATCAAGGACAGATTGATAAAAAGGGACTTAATAGTGATGATAAGCAGAAAGATTTTAACAATGTAGTAAAAATCTCACAAGAAAAGTATAACAAAGCATATACTTCTCAGGTTGATAAATCTCTTGATAGTGTTTCAAAACTAAAGTCACAATGGGAACGGCAAGGAATTTATGTTGATGAGTTTAAAGCAAAAGTTGATAATCTTGAAGCTACATTCAAAAATCTTCAGATTGGAGATGTAAAGGGTTTAAAATCTGCAAAGCAACAGATTGAAGAACTCGTAACAGAAGCAAATAGACTAAAAAAGATTGATAAAATCAGTTTTGGATTAGATACCGATACTTATGGGGCAAAAGTTGAACAGCTTGTAGCAAAAACAAACCTGTGGGTTACAAGCAACGGGCAAGCAAGAATTAGCACAACAAATTTGTCTACGGCTTTATCCAATTTGCAAGTAGCTTATGAAACGCTTAACAAAGATGGCGGTAATACAGAAGCTAATCAAAAAGCACTTATCGAAGCAGAAAAACAGCTAAATGCCGAGATAAAAACTGTTACAAGTTCAATTACTTCTATGAACGCAAGTTTGGCTAAGACTTCTCAGGTGGATTCATTAAAACAAACCATTCAAAAGTTTTATGATATAAACACCGCTACGCACAATGGTTGGGGTGGGCAGATCAAGAAAATTCTTGCTGAACTTAACAGTGAAGCAGGAGTAACCCCTGCAAGATTAGAACAGATAAAGCAGGAATTTTACGGCATAGAAAATGCTGCGAGGAGAGCTGGTAAGTTAGGACTTTCGTTCTTTGACACTATTAAACAAGGAATGAAGTCTTTTAGCTATTGGACAAGTGCTACAGCTATTGTGATGCGAGGAATTACGGCTGTTAGACAAGGTGTTTCTACGGTTGTTTCTTTAGACACCGCATTGGTAGATTTGCGTAAAACTACATCAATGACGAGTGATGAATTAAAGCAGTTCTATTATGACGCAAATGACGTGGCTAAACAGATGGGTGTCACCACTGAAGAAATAATCAATCAGGCAAGTGCTTGGTCTCGTCTTGGTTATAGTACAGCAGAAGCAAGTACACAAATGGCTAAACTTTCATCACAGTTTAAATTGATTTCACCCGGTATGACTTCAGATGAAGCAACTAACGGTCTTGTATCTGTTATGAAAGCGTATAAAATGGGTGTTGACGATGTTAAAGATGGCATTATGTCACCTATAAACATAGTCGGTAACAATTTTGCTTTAGATAATACAAACATAGTAAATATGTTACAAGATTCTGTTTCGGCTATGGCAGAAGCAAACAACACTTTAGAAGAAACAATAGCCCTTGAAACTGCTGCTTTTGAAATAACACAAGATGAAAACGTTGGCAATGGATTTAAGACAAACATAAACTGTCTTTATGTACAGAAATGTGCATAGGAAACATATTTAATTGCAGGTAAAACGTAAAGCCTTATACCACAATATAGAGGAAACTACTATATGATGGTGCGAAAGCGGAAAAAACATAAGGATTTATATATGGGGAAACCCTAAGTATAAGAAGAAAATCGTAGTTCTTGCAGCCAAGTACCCTAACGTAATCCGTAGATCATACGGCAGATAAGACGAGGGTAAAGGTTCAACGACTATCCCCATGTCGGGATTTGGAAAAGCTAACAAAGTTAGATATAAAATAAAGGTGGAAATCCTGAATATCCAAATCAATAGGAGTACGGCTCAATCGCAAACGGAGTGAGAGAATATCTCTTAAATGGAAAAGGTATGACTGCTACTATTAATAATAGTGTGGTTAAAAAATAGTCTATTCTCATGTGAAAATATGAGTTATTACTTATGATAATTGAAATAGTATAAAACGAAAAAAATGTTTTACTAATTTTTGTTTAAAAAGGAGCATTTTTAGTAACAAAGGCTAAAATATCCTTTAGAAGTAAAGTTTTTGATTTGACTTTTTTAAAAAAGGTGTTACTATACGGTGTGTAAAGAAACAAATTCCAAGATTTATGGATGTATGAAAATAGAGTAAGAATAAAATGCTTTACTTATTAAAAAGATAATAGAAAGGATAAACAGCTAGTTATAATATGGGGACATTAAAATATACAGAACGTTATCTAAAACAGGTTTGTGAGGAAAAAGATTTAGATTATATCTGTCTCGATAACTTTTTATATGATTCTAAAAATAGAAGGGTGTTAAAGTTCGTTTGTAAGAAACATATAGAAAAAGGAATACAAATTTTACCTGTAGAGAAAATTGTTCATAATAAAAAACCCTGTCAATTTTGCAATCATGCCAAATTAAAGGAAACTTTTAAAGAAGAAATGGCAAGAATTAATCCTAACATTGAGATTTTATCTGACTATAAAAATTGGGGTACAAAAGTAAAATGTAGGTGTAAAATTGATGGTTATGAATGGGATGGGAATGTATCTACTTTGCTATATGGTGGGGGATGCAAACTATGTGGGCATAAGAAAAACTGGGATTCTCGTGGCAGAATAACTACTGTAGAATTTAAAAAGAAAATGAATGCGGTAAACAAAAACATTGAGATTGTTGGAGAATACTGTGGAAGTCACAACACCATTAAGTGCAGATGTCTTATTGATGGGTGTGAATGGGAATCTTACGCAAGTAATCTACTGAATGAAACTGCCGGATGTCCCGAATGTGCTAAAAAGCATCTGAAAGAAATTGGAAAACTATCAGATGAAGATTTTTCAACAAGGGTTCATCAAACTAACCCTAATATAACAATTTTGAGTAAGTATACTAATGCTCATGCTAAAATGAAGTTTAAATGTAGCACACATGATTACATATTCACAACCACCCCTTGTAATTTTTTATACAAAGGGGGCAAGGGCTGTCCTTATTGCAATCAATCTATGGGTGAAAAGAAAATGATTACTATTCTTGAAAAATTGGGGTTTAATTTGATACAACAATACACATTTGAAGATTGTGTTCATATAAACAAACTTAGGTTTGATGCTTTTGATACGAGAAATAAAATTCTTTTTGAATATCAGGGGCAACAGCACTATTATCCAGTAGACTTTGCGGGCAAAGGGGATAATTGGGCTGAGGATCAATATTCAATTGTCAAAATGCGTGACGAAATTAAAATACAATATTGCAAAGATAATAAAATTCCCTTGATAGAAATTCCATATTGGGAATATGACAATATGGAAAATTATTTAATCAATGAGATAAAAAAATACATAGCGTAATTTAAAACTAATCATAAGTAATAATAAGTTGAATTGCGAACAACTTAAAATGTAAATAGAGTTGCACTACGACTTCGTGGGATCTCAGAAGAAGGGGAAGAAGTAGACGGTACACTTCAAAACATAAAGAGTGATCTTTATGATTTAACAGGTGTATCTATAATGCAAGATGCCAACACCTACAAAAGTACATACCAAATCTTAAAAGAAATAAGCGATGTATGGGACAATCTTTCCGATAAAAAACGTGCAGAGGCACTTGAACTTATGTTTGGTAAGCATAGGGCTAACATAGGTGCTGCTGTATTGTCAAATTTCAGTGCAGCAGAAAAAGCAATGGATGATATGGCTAATAGTGCTGGCTCTGCCGATGCAGAATTAAGTGTAGCTATGGACTCCATAGAATATAAATTAAATCATTTATCTGAAACCGGTACTGGAATTGCTCAAAATCTCTTTAATACAGAAGACATGAAGAGAGTTCTTGACTTTGTAAATCTCCTTGCCGATGGTCTTGACAAGATTACAGGATTTTTAGGATTATTCCCCACAGCAGGTGCAGGATTAGGAGCATTTCTCGGAATAAAAGATGTCGGCATTAGTATGTTAGTGGCATACTAATCAAATTGTTTTGAAATTACCGACATCATAGGAGTTCTCTCCGATAGGGGAGTTTAGACTATGATAAGTATGAATACATACGATAAACGAAGGCACAATATGCGAGGAAAACCGTAAAACTTATACTACTACCCTGTTATAAGGAAACTAAATAGGTAAAGTAACAATGTATAAACTCGGTGGGTTCGCAGGGACAGACCTAAATAAATTATATGGTAAGCCCTCAGAGACTGACAACTGCCGGTTATAGTTATATGAAACGATGCTATAATAATA